ATGTGTGGACGTTTTGCACAAGCACAAACCCGTGAAGACTATCTGGCATATCTTGCCGATGAAGCCGATCGCGACATTGCATATGACCCGGAACCTATTGGCCGGTACAACGTGGCGCCCGGTACCAAAGTGCTGCTACTGAGCGAACGCGATGAGCAGTTACATCTCGATCCGGTTCTGTGGTCCTACGCGCCCGGGTGGTGGGATAAAGCGCCTTTGATTAACGCCCGTGTAGAAACTGCGGCCACCAGCAGAATGTTTAAACCTCTGTGGCAGCATGGCCGGGCGATCTGCTTTGCCGATGGATGGTTCGAATGGAAAAAGGAAGGTGACAAGAAACAACCCTACTTCATTCACCGGGCCGACGGGCAGCCGATATTCATGGCGGCGATCGGCAGCACGCCATTTGAACGCGGCGATGAAGCAGAGGGCTTCCTGATCGTGACATCTGCTGCTGACAAAGGACTGGTCGATATTCATGACCGTCGGCCACTGGTTCTGTCGCCAGAAGCTGCAAGGGAATGGATGCGTCAAGATGTAGGTGGGAAAGAAGCTGAGGAGATAATAGCCGACGGGACAGTGCCCGCCGACAAGTTTATCTGGCACGCCGTTACGCGTGCCGTGGGGAATGTTAAGAACCAGGGGCAGGAACTAATCGAGGCAGCACAATAAAAAGTTAAAGAAACCAGGCGCGTTCTAAATGAGCGAGAAGTGAACATTTAGATAGGCATCGCCTTGCTATCCGCCCATATTAAAGCCGGATTTTTGAAAATCTCTGTAGACTTCCGGATTGTTAAAGGCCGGGAATTTAGCTTTATGGGCTGCTGATTCAATCGCTTCGCAATAGGCTTTATTACCATTGCTGGTTGATATTTTTAAAGCCGTGCCATCCTGAGCAAATTCAATATGCAACCTGCATTTTTTTCCCTTCCATTTCTGAGGCTCATCAAGTTTGTCATTTATTGCCGCCCTGATTGCCCGAGCTTGCTTACCCCATTCATCCTGATCATCCCAGCGTCCTGAACTGCAATTACCCGTAGCTGTGGTCTTATGGCAGTCAGAAGGATGCAACGGCGCACATCCCGCGACCAGGCTGAACGCAATGGTTGATAAAACGATTTTCTGTACTGTATTAGGCAATCCCATATCTTGCCCCTAAATCCCTTTAAACCTCAGCAATATTGGCACATTCTTCCTTCATTCTGCCATCTTTTCAACTACTAATTTTTTTGCAATAGCAATTCTTCGTCCCCTTCTGGAATAAAGCGGACCAAGACATCAAGAAAATTTATCGGACTCTAAGCAAATCTGAATATCTCGTGGTATATCGAGGCGACAGCATTTCACGCTTCATCTGCCAGTGCTGCTGTATTCCCTGTCCGGCAAAATAGAGCGTACCCTTTCCGTCCTTTGCATTCAGGTGATCCAGCACTTCCATTAACTTTTCGCTACCAGCTCGAGGTGCACTGTCGTCGAAAAGGTTTAGCTGGGCCACGCCCTGGCTGAAGAAGTCGCCCAGCATGACACCCCCTTTCTGGTACCGGTGACCGTCCTTCCATATTTTGTCCAGACACCTTACCGCGGCGTTGATGATGTCTCTGCTGTCCTGCGTTGGCGTGAGCAGTCTTACCGATGCGCTGTTTCCGTAATACGGCTCATTAAGGGCAAATGGAGAGGTCTTAACGAAGGCGGATATAAAACGGCAATACTGGTGTTCTCCCCGCAGCTTCTCAGCACCACGGGCCGCATAGCTGCAAATAGCCTGCCTCATCTGCTCATAGTCTGTAATGCGTTCGCCAAACGATCGGCTGCATACAATTTCCTGCTTTACCGGGGCGAACTCCTCCAGATCCAGGCACGGCTCGCCGCGCAGTTCCCGGACGGTGCGCTCCAGCACGACATTGAAGTGTTTACGGATAATCCACGTGCTCTGCTCTGAGAGGTCCAGTGCTGTTTTGATGCCCATAGCGTTCAGCTTCTTGCTGATGCGCCGACCAACGCCCCAGACATCCTCCACAGGAACAAGCGCCAGTAACCTTCGCTGCCGGTCGACGTTTGAGAGATCGACCACCCCGCCCGTCTGCCGCTGCCATTTTTTCGCAGCATGGTTAGCCAACTTCGCCAGCGTCTTGGTCTGGGCTATTCCGACCCCCACTGTAAGATGCGTTCGCTGTAATATCGTCGCGCGGATTTCTCTCCCAAATTCAGTCAGGTCCCGGCAGTTCCTTACGCCGGTCAGGTCGCAAAAGGCTTCGTCTATGCTGTAAATCTCCACGCGCGGGCTCATTTCTTCCAGCGTGGTCATTACCCGGCTGGACATGTCTGCATAGAGCTCGTAGTTGCTGCTGAAGCAAACAACACCAGCGCGCCGGAACAAATCCTTCTGCTTGAAGAACGGCTCACCCATCGCGATCCCGGCAGCCTTTGCTTCTGCGCTACGTGCGATTACGCAACCGTCATTATTCGACAGAACGACAACAGGCCGCCCGCGCAGGTCTGGTCTGAATACCGTCTCGCAGCTGGCATAAAATGAGTTCACATCAACCAGGGCAAACATCACATCACCGGATTGTCGTCTGTGAACGCCGCAGCACCATTGATAAAAAAGGTTACCACTCCCATGACATCGACTTCATCTAAAGCATCTCCCTCTATGCTTTCACCGTCTTCGGTGATGAGCGAACCGCCCATAAAGACCGCGAATTGTAGTTGGCCGAACGCATGCACCAGCACGCGCGTTCCGTTGGTGGGCGCAAGATCAGGCTGAAAAAGCGCATAACCGCCTGACGTTTCAACCAGGCATGAGTAGCGGTTAACGACACATAACTGTTCAAGCCTGTATCGCTGAGCTTTTGCCTCCATGGCTCCTCCCAAAACAACTGTATTTATATACAGTATCGTCAAATATGAGAGTCGATCAAGTTGCACAGTGGTGCTAAACTTCAGACCTTTCCGAATTCACTGATTTTTATAATGTTAAAGTTATTCGCCAAGTACACATCAATAGGTGTTATCAACACGCTCATTCACTGGGTTGTGTTCGCTGTTTGCATCTACGCATTTCATACAGGCCAGGCACTTGGCAACTTTGCCGGATTCGTCGTGGCGGTGTCATTCAGCTTCTTTGCAAACGCCAGGTTCACATTCAATTCCTCGACTAGCACACTTCGCTACATGCTATACGTTGGGTTTATGGGAACACTAAGCGCGGCTGTTGGCTTGGTTGCTGATAAGTCCGGTATGGCTCCGATCGTGACTCTCATTCTATTCTCCGCCATCAGTCTAGTGTGCGGTTTTATTTATTCAAAGTTCATTGTCTTTAGGGATGCGAAATGAAAATATCTCTGGTCGTTCCGGTATTTAATGAAGAGGAAGCAATTCCTATCTTCTATAAAACCGTTCGGGAATTTGAATGGCTTCAGCAGTATGAAGTCGAGATAGTCTTCATTAATGACGGCAGTAAAGACGCGACAGAATCAATTATTAACGCGCTTGCTGTTTCAGACCCGCTTGTGGTGCCACTGTCGTTTACTCGAAACTTTGGGAAGGAGCCTGCGCTATTCGCTGGTCTTGACCATGCTACAGGTGAAGCGATTATCCCAATTGACGTAGATTTGCAGGACCCTATCGAAGTCATTCCGAATCTGATTGAGAAGTGGCAGGCCGGAGCAGATATGGTTCTTGCGAAGCGTTCTGACCGTTCCACTGACAGCAGGTTAAAACGTAAGTCCGCTGAGTGGTTCTATAAGCTTCACAACAAAATCAGCAATCCTAAGATTGAGGAAAATGTTGGCGACTTCCGCCTTATGTCTCGCGAAGTAGTGGAAAATATTAAGCTAATGCCTGAACGCAACCTGTTTATGAAGGGTGTTCTGAGCTGGGTTGGTGGCCGCACTGATGTTGTTGAATACGCCCGAGCAGAACGCGTTGCTGGAAATACAAAATTCAACGGTTGGAAATTGTGGAACCTGGCACTTGAGGGGATCACGAGCTTTTCAACCTTTCCTCTCCGCATGTGGACTTATATTGGTCTGTTCGTTGCCGGCGCTGCGTTCCTGTATGGTGCGTGGATGATTATAGATACCCTCGCCTTTGGTAATGCTGTACGAGGTTACCCATCTCTCCTCGTTTCAATTCTTTTCCTTGGCGGCATACAGCTTATAGGGATTGGGGTTCTTGGTGAATATATAGGTAGAATCTATGTTGAGGTCAAAAACAGGCCTAAATACATATTGAAGAAGGGATGTAAATAATGCGATTTATTAATGTTACGACTATACTTGCATTGTTAGCAATGTATGTATTGACATCAGCAATAGCCTTGAATACCCCAATGCATTCAGATGACTACACGTATGCAATTACTGGCATAGGAATAGAATCACATTTCAAACATTATTTTACCTGGAGTGGTCGCATAGTAGCAGACTACGTAAGCGGGCTCCTGTTAAGTGTAGACCACACCTATCGTTCTTTGATCAATGCAACTGCGCTTCCGATATTATCTTTGTTAATCGCTAAGATATCATCTTACTCATTTGAAACGAAAAAATATCAAATATCTTTCTTTGGTTTGTTTATTTTCTTAGTCTATTGGCTATCAAACACTAATCTTGGACAAACAACATTTTGGGTTGTTGGTTCAGCCAATTACATTTGGACCAATATATTCATTTGTCTTTTCATAATGCTACTATGCAAAAATACGTATAACAAAGATGCCAGTGTCAATCCTGCACTTGTCTGTCTTGTTGGCATATTCGCCGGATGCTCTAATGAAAATACTGGTTTTGTGGCTGTTCTCTTTCCTCTATATCTGACATTATGGAATTACATAACTAATAAACGCATCTCAAAAGAGTTTGTTGCCTATACCATATCGGCTGGTATAGGTTACTTATTGCTAGTAGGGTCTCCAGGAAACAAAGAAAGGGCGAAATATTTCACTTACTGGTACGACACGCCGTTCATTGAAAGACTGAAGGAACATCTTTACCATAGGGTTCCGGATATGATTTCTCAGTTATGGATTTCTTTGTTGCTTCTTGCGATCCTTCTCGCCATATATGCCTTCAATAAGAAAATAGACAATAAAAGCCATGGCATTACACATGCTATATTCTTTATGGTTTGCGCTCTACTCAGCGTTCTTATTATGGTAGCATCTCCAACCTATCCGCCTAGATCAGGCAATGGCACTCTAGTATTCTTGCTTATAGCTATATCTTTTTTGCTCAACGAGATTTTTCAAACAAAAAACGGCAAAATACTATCTTTATGTTTGCTAGTCATCATTGCTTTATATTACATTCCATCATATATGGATATGAAAAAAACATATGCAATGACATCATTACAGGATGAGGTCAGGCAAAATATTATCCAAGACGATCTCAAAAAAGGTGTTAAAGAATTTTCCATTCCTGATTTTTACTTTGGGAAAATGCTTACGCCAAGTCAAAAGTTTGACACATTCCATTCTGATTTAGGCTATGGTAAGTTTTATGGAGTGCATAAAATTTATAAAGCCAAATCAAACTTTGATTACTCATCTATACTCTCATCAAAAGAGATTATTACCGACTCAGAACTCATCCCTGGCAAAACTAAATTATTGTCCGTTTACATAGAGAGTAATAATGACGCTCTGATACTTAAAACGAACAAAGATATTAGTGCCTATAATTACATTCATGGCCCAATGATATATGTTAATGTTAGTTATAAGGACGGTCATTCTAAGAAAATGCAGTTCTGGCCATCATCAACTGTGCTGTCTTACTACAGCTGGACGCGCCTTGAAGTTGATTTAAAAGATGCAGCCTCTTTAACAATTGGATCCGTTAAAGAGAATGATATTCTATCTTCAATTTCTCTTAGCTTATGATTAAGAAGGAGTGCCTAGGCACTCCTGTCTTTTAATTGCTAAATCTGGATGCTGCAACTAACTGGTTGGTGGAGGTTGGCGCTGAATCAATAGCTACATTCCTGCTTGCTGACTTTACATTTATAGTAACTACGGCTATACCTGCTCCATCAACGTATTTAAGTATCGATGTTGTATTGCCTCCTGTTTGCGATAGATCTATAGGATGTGATGACAATGTTCTTACAACTGCTGGAGTTGTTATTGCGACGGTTCCACCAACTTCAATATTTAACTTACCATATAAATGGCGAAGTAAAGGTTCCGAAGTTCCAGCAAGTGTCCCTGAATTTAATTGTACATTCATGTCACCATATAACTCTATATAACCAGAAGTGGATGTTGTGATGGTTACGGAGGAAGCATTTAATCTAAAGCCTCTGTATGATCGAACGATTCTGGTTAACGATAAGGAGCCATATACGTTTATAACAAAATCTGCACTGAAGCTTCCGTTCCTGCTAATCTTATTGGTTAAATCGATAGCTCTCTCTAAGGTTGCCAGAGGCCGGGAAGTTACGAGGCCTGTATTCTGGTCATTTCCGGAAGAGGGGTTTACATGGATCTCACGACTATAATCTAAATTCACATAACTTATAGCTGACCAGTCACCGATTGTTCCGTAATCAGTTGTAGCAGAACTAAGGTTTTCCACTCGTAATGGTGAATTTGTTTGTGTACCTCCAACCAGACCGTTGGCAAAACCACCAACAGGTGACATCCCTCTTAATAAAACCTTCCTTTCATTTCCATCCTGCCCAACAAAATATATAGCATAACTAAGGCAGGTATAGTTTATCTGAGACCAGTTATCGATATCCACATAACTATTTGTTATAACGAAGTTATGCCTCATAATCATATTGCCGCCAACATCTTCTACATGCGGCTTGCGTATCGTTAGATCTGAATTATAAAGTGCGTAAGCTTGCTGCCACCATTCGACTATGGCTTCATCAATGACAAAATCCCTTGTTGTTATGCAAGTAATGCCAGTGTTTTTATTTTTCCCGGCATCAGCCCACTCGGTGGTTGAGTAGACCATCTGATCATTCATTGAATTGGAGCCTGCCCTTGCAACGTAGGGACTAGTTAATCTCCCACCTGCATTTGCTAAATATGTAACTATCCCTTGACGCATCGCTAAAACTTTCGGAGAGCGTAAATCAAAACCCCAAGACCATCTAAGATATATTCCCACTAAAGGGCTAGAAACATTGTTTCCTGAACCTTCTGAAATTCCGATGCTCAAATTGGTACCTTTGATTCCAGGGCACAGAGCAGCATTCATTCCGATTTTTACAGAAGGTGACGTCGAAATGCTAATGTCTACCAATGGTCCATCTGACAAGGTCACATATCCGTTTGGATCACTTATGTCATTATCCGTTGTACCAATCAATGCCCCAGTTTTCCTGACGTATGCCCCACCGGATAAAACAAATACAACAGGCTCTGTGGCCGCGGTGTTTAAATCAGTAGGCGCATAGTAAAAGCCCACAGGCATCTGCCTGTTGAAATAGGTCTGAGCGCCGACCTGATCGTAATGCACATGCCGCATCAGCAGCAATGGCACCGTAGACTCTACGCGAGAGGTGAACAGAACGGTTACAGGGCGCAGACTGTATTTATAAGTCTCAACTGCCGCAACGCTCGGATATGATGATGCAATGCCAGCCGTGATGTATGCATTCAGGGCATTGATTTTTTCAGTTCCTGTTCCTGCAAAGTCATCGACGTAAAGTTCGTTAATTAATTTCGCGTACAGTCCGTTCACAATGGGCATTGGGGTAGAATCTGAAACTATCTCCCACCGTGAACCACCTGTTGAGACTTTTTGACCGAGAGTAAGTGTAGGATCGGCAGCCATGGCTTGAATGCTGCTAAATCCATGCACATAGCGATCTCCACCGCTACCTGCTAGCTGCACACGCAACGTGGCATCACCAACGCTAAGCCATGATCCAGGCCCTATCCCTCCCGAGGTTTCCGGCGTAGAGCCAGGGGCTACGCTCTTTGGTAACTCGCCATCCCAACGATAATATTCGCCGGTAGCCTCATAGCGTAGCACCTGATTAGGAAGCGTAAGATTATTCCCATCTTCGAAGCTATCAAGAGTGATATACCCGAAGTTTGAAATAGCCGTTGATGCTGTGTAATTGATGCCAGCTATTGTCCAGTGCTGATTACCAAACCTGTCAGTGTATGTATGAGCAGGCGATGTAACGAATTCGTCAATTTTCCCCGCGTTATACTTCAGGTCGCGATAAGATTCGCTTGGGACAGGCAGGTTTGTTGGTGTCGTAGCCATATTGATTCCATAAAAAAACCCGGCGCGGTGGCCGGGTTCGGTTGGTCGGGGACGGTTCTTATTGGTAGATGGCGTCGCTGTATTCCGCGACGGTCAGAGATACCGTGTTATCTGTGTTCGGTTTGATGCTGTTGACCGTCCATAGCTGACTGTCCAGTTCCTCCACTGTCGCAATGAGATATCTCGACGGGAGCTGCACAGTGTCACCGTTCCATATGTTGAGCTGAATGTTAGGGATAGCCGCGGTGAATCCGTACTTCGTGTCGCTACGGGCGGTGGCCGGATAACGCAGAGTTGGGTTACCCAGGCTGTCGGTAACCAGCACATACATCGAGCCGGTAAACGCGATTGGCTCGCTTGTATCAAAGTTATTCCCGGCGCGGCCGGTGATGTATCCCTGCTGCTGGTTGCTGTCGTAGATGTCGGGCATCTGAATGACGCTACCGACCTGGATGATGCCGTCTTCGAATACTTTGGCGTTCATCTTCACCCGGGAGTAGATAAGTCTCTTCGTTTCCCGCAGCGCGCGCTCTCGCGCCTGATACTCGTTACGAAATCCGACTATCTCCAGTTTGTTCGGGTTCTCGGCTTCCTGCTCGACGATAGTGCCGTTCAGTACGCGGTAGTTGATGTACGTCTTGTTGTTCGTGGTCGGGTGAACATATGAGACTTGCACGCCGTCATAACCACCAGGCAGCGTGGCCTCGTACGTCATTTTGTACTCGTCCGTCTTCATGTTTGCCCGGTTGAATACTGCCGCCGGGTAGTCAACTTTCTGATCCCTGGTGAAAGTGAGCACACCGTCATCCCAGTAGGCCACCACTGAAGCCGCGTTGCAGATCGCCTGCACGCGGTCGCCCAAGGAGTCGTTTTCGTCGTCAAACGTGTAGTCGAAGTAACCCAGTCGCTCATCAGGAAGGCTTTCAGCGATCGAATACAGACCGTACAGGTCAATGCTGCTTACCGGCTGCTCGCCCATAATCAACCAGGTGTGAGCCACTGCATCAGCGAACGAGCGTGACGGCCTCAGAATGTAATCCACCGTCTGCGTGTCAAGGTCGTATGTGATGGTATGGCGCGTCACCAGCGCGTTATATTTGCGCTCGCGGCTACCCAGGGCATTCTCTGTCGCCCGGACTTTTACCCGCACCAGCGTGTCGGTCGGGTGAACAACGTTCGTACGGATGTTGATGCTGTGGATCTCTTCGACCTTCAGCAGTGACGCGTCGCCGGAGTTATCCGTGCGCTGGAAGCTGACTGCGTACTTCCCGAAGCCGCCGGTCGGCGTGATTTTGTCTGTGCGGTAGAAGACTTCACTCGTCGACTGGTGCGGCGTCGTCTGCCGGTACGTAAACGTCTGCTGCGTGCCGGGTACCTGGTTGTAGTCGTCGTCGATTTTCCAGATGACAACCTTCCAGTTGGTCTCTTTCTTCCCGCCAAGACTTGATTGAGTGTGCAGCCACAGCTGAGTGGACTCTACCGGAGAGAAGAACGGGCCCACCACCAGTGCCTCATTGTCGTTCAGGATGAACTTCGTGGTGTTGATTGTGGCGTTAGCCGGAATGTCCTGCGGACCCTCCAGCTGGTTCATCGTGAACGTGTACCAGCGCACCGGGTTAACCACAGCGCCGTCGTTTGTTTCAACGGCGGAAATCAGCGTGCCTGAGAATGTAGCGTCAGTAGTGACGCTACCGGAAGCTGTGTTGTACGTGACGTTGATGGTGAAGGTAACCGCGTGCGGCAGAACCAGGCCCATGAAGTAATCGAACTCGGCCTGCTTCACGATTTTCATCGCTATCTGGCCGCCGGAGTACGTACCGCTGACTACGGAGGTAGCGGTGGCGCTCTCTATCGGGAAGTCACTGGCTTCGTTCTGTCCCGGCACCTCCTGCCCGTCGACATCATCGAACCCGTAGCCCTCAACGATCTGCGGGATTACCTCGCCTGGGTCGAAGAACTGGTATTCAGCACCGGCCATGCTCCCCAAGCTAGATTCTGAGTAGCGAATAGATTCACGGTCATATTTTCCAATGCCGACGCACATCCACTCAGTGACGTACTTCAGGCCGCCGTCGGTAGACGTCTGATGAACGTATTCGAATACTGATTCCTGAATCAGATCCGGGAACGAACGAATCTGTCCGTAAATGTCTGGCTTGGCCTTGTAAACGCGCGCGGTGTTTGTCTGACCGGTCAGGCTATTGTTCGGCGAGTCGACCGTATTGCCGCCGCTGTTCGCGATGGCTGGCTTCGGGGCCAGGAACGAAAACACCTGCCCCACTACTTTAAAAATCGGACTCAGGATGTCGCCGACAATACCTTTCGGCTGGTCGAAAATCTGGATGTTGTCCAGCTCGCTCAACTCAAAAGCCAGTTCGTCGTCATCGCCCAACTTTACGCCGTTACGGACGATGAGCAGATCGCGGTGAAAGGTAGCGTCATTTGCCGCCAGCCAGTCATAAAAAAGGGTGCCGTTTGGCACCCTACAACGCAGCTTAGGAGTTCCTGGAAAATTCGATATCTCAACCAGCGCCATACGAAAAGTACTCCACTTTGGTGAATGCCCGCTGAATGACCAGCAACGAGTCCATGCGGACGCTTCCGTTCTCGCCGCGTGAATGCAGCGCCTGCCTGTTAAGCACCAGCCCAACATGCGCCGGTTGCGCCCCGCGATACCCGACGAATATCCCGCCCTCGACCGGTTTATCTACCTTGCGCCAGAAAACGACGTCTCCCTGATAGCAGGTGAAGAAGTCCGCCCCGGCTTCGTAGTCCGGCGTCTGGTGCAGCTCAATGCCGAGGACATGCCTGTAAAACAACACGCACAATCCCCAGCAGTCGACTTTCTCAAACGAGCAGGCCCGGTTAGCCCACGGCACACCAATGACCAGCCGAATAAATTCATCTTTAGTCATGAGCATGCCTTATAGGTACTGGAGTCCAGTGTATTCGCGGGGATCGTATAATTTTCCAATATTATTATTGAGCGGGTTGGTCACAGACAGAGTGACCGATGCGGCGTAGGCATCAATATCCACCGTCTTGACGTAAAGCTGCCACGACTTAATCGGCATCGACACATCGCCGCTGTCGAAGATCTGCCGCGTGGCCGTAATAGCTGTTAGCCGGGCCGCACCTTTCCACTGTTTCATCAACGCTTTGATGTCAGACGACAGCCGCCCTAACTTCACCGTCGCGTCGATCACCGGCGTACCGCTCTGCTGGCTCTCTTCGATTTCAAATCGCGCCGGCGTGTACGCCTGTCCGCAGAGCGTCTTGGGGAAGAACTGCTTGTCGACAAGGCGAACGTAACCAAAGGAGGGATGGTAGAACGTAATGGTGTCGTACAGTCCGCGCGTCGGGCGTTGCTGCTTATACTCCCTGAAGCTCGGCATTACGGCACCCTCGGTAGTGATTCCGGATCGCGCCCGTCCGGATAACCCGTGACAACGATATCCAGCCACGTATCCCACGGCGGCGGAAGTTCAACAATGATGTCGTCAAACTCGTCATCGGCGTTGTACAGGTGGTTGGCAATAACGGTTCCCGTCCAGGTCACCACCCCGCCGTCGATACTGGTTTGCACCGGCATCTGCGTGAAGTGAAGCTCCTGCAACTGGAGACCACTGCCGCCCAGATTGATATTCATCCTGAACCAGTTCAAGCCCCGGTTGAGATAGTTTGGGCTGCGTAGCCACTGCTGGAATGCTCGCTCCTCAGCCAGAGTGAAGATCCACGTCAGTGACCAGGTCACTTTCAGGTCGTCGGTTTGATTCTCGAAGATAGCCGGGCCTACCGCCGGTTGGTCAGTCTGGAACCCGGTATCGAGTGTCATGTTTTTGCTGGCCTTCTGCGCCAGCGGCAGCCAGTCGGGATAGTCGATAATTGGCATCTAAACTCCAGGCATTAAAAAACCCGCCGAAGCGGGTTTGATTAATCAACAAGCCGGGGCCCGGATGGTGCCTCGTAAATATTGATTTTTATGTCAACGATATCGCCATTATTGGTAAATTCCAGCTCTTCCCCAGCAGGCGTTATGCCCTTGATAGTTGATCCATCACTTAGAGTAAACACAAACTCTACCGCCCTGTTCGGGCGTATCCTGTGTGGTTTACCTATCTCAGTTGGTATTGACTGCACTTCGCCCGGCTCAATTACCACGTAAGTCTCCTTATCCCTGACCGTTCGGGGTTCTTTTCACGTTGAAATTACTGGTTATACCCTGACTTATCGGGCCACCATTGTTCAAATCCGCGATAATCGTAGTGAGGGTAATACTACCATCTGAATTCACTGTACCCTGAGAATCAACGGTAGCAGAGGTGTAATTCTGCACGATATTGTTGATTATTACACCACTTCCGCTCTGCATATCCTTATTGCTGATCACCCTGCCGTTATCACCGGGAATCATGTACTGCTTACCAGTGCTGGCCTGGTAAATCTCCGGCTTCCCTCGCTCACCGACCTGATACATGCTTCCCGCTGACACAGGTCCGCCATTGTATCTGGCCCCAGCCAAAGCCAGCCCTTGAGCAAGCCCAACGGTAGATGCAATACCAGCCATCGCAGGCGCTGAGTTTGCGCCAAAGGATGCCAGGCTGGCCAGCGCTGCGGCTGGAGCCCATGCGGCCGCCGTCGTGGTAGCCATACCGACAGAAGCAGCGGTAGAAGCTGCGCCCAATGTCTGACCGATAATGAAGTTTTTGAGAGCCTCAACTCCAACCTGGACTAACGCATTGACCACGCTGTTCAGCATCGTATTTCCGAGCGAACGCATAGCATCCTGCGCTGACATCGTTCCGGTGATCAGCCCGGTTAACGCATTAGATGCATTACCTGAAAACGCATCTACTGCACTTGTCAGCATGCTGTACCCCAGGCTCTGCTGGCTAAGAAGCTCCCATTGTGCAGCGGTTCTTTGCTGCTCATACTGCGTATCGGCAGCATTTTTAAGGGCTAATGCATTCTGGTGAGCTAATAACCCCTGCTGCTCGAACTGTTGGATAAGGGCCAGTTGCTGAGCGTGCTGATTAGCTAATTGCTGCACTGGATCAACCTGTGCAACTGCCTCTTGTTGAGGCGTCACGGCCTGCTGCGCGCGGATTTTTGCGAGGTTTGCCTGGTGAGTTGCCTCCAGTCGCTCGGATGTCTTATTGAACTGTTCCTGACTGATTTTCTTCGCAGCCAGAGCGGTATTCAGATCCTCAACATCCTGTTTATAGTTGGCGTTTTCGCGCGCTTCTGGCAGGAGCTTCTCGGCTGCGGACTGCGCCTTAATGGCGTTGGCAGTGTCCCATTTTGTTGCGGCGTACTGCCCAGCCAGCGCGATCTGTTCCTTCGTTGCGCCTTTACCAAGTGACTGCTGAGCATTCAGGATCGCTTGTTCGCGGCTCAGCTTGTTTGTTGAGTCGGCAGCTAGCTCTGACTGCTGCTTCAGGTTCGCCAGTTTCTGAGTAATAGAATCAGCCTGAGATGCGCCTTTCTTCTGCTCGGACTGAAGTGTCTTTTGCGCCTGCGTATTTTTGTACGTAGCGGCGGCGTAATCCTGCATCTGCTTAGCGTGCGGATCATCCTTCGCAAACCCGGCATCTTCGGCAGCGTATTGCGCCTGCAACCGCGCGCGGGCCTCCCCCTGTAGCTTAGACAGTGCCAGATTGCGTTCTGACTGCTTTATAAGGTTCTTCTGCCCTGAGGTAAGATTGTCGACCTCTTTTTTCATTCCGGAGAGATTGATCTGGGCCTCGCCAGCTACTCGAACGAGTTCCGTCAGCGGGCCAAGGAACGTCCTTATTGCATCAGCTCCTGACTTTGTCGAACTCTCTGTGCTCTGAAGTTCAAGAACGAGCCTTTGTAGTGCTTCAGGCGTTGGATTGTTCGCCACATCAGAGAGTTGCTTGCTTAGCTCGAATGCGCGCTGCTCAGACACGCCAAATTTATCGGCAAGCGTGGTTACTGTGTTCTGGATCGCGTTGGCGTTAACGGTGAACTTTGCCCCGGCGTCCCTTGCTTGCTCCATGGCTGCCGAGTAGTTGTCAGCTGTTGCCCCGACTGTAGAAAGGTTTTTGTTGAATTCATCGATGGAGGCAATACCACCAACGAAAGAAGTCTTCAACTTGTCGGTGAATCCAACGATAGAACTGGAAGCATCGTTGATGGATTTAGGGATCTTCGCTATGGCAGCGTTGTACTCAATCATTGCCTGATTTCTCAGGATGGTTGCTGCCTCGGCGTTTGTTCTTGCCAGGTTCGCGTACTTATCAGATAGAGCGGCCACGCCATTTTGTGAAATGGTGATCACCTTATCCATCGCTTCGGCTGCATCTTTCAGCGCGTCCATGGCGTTCTTTCCACCATTAAGCGATGTAATCAGCACGCCAGCGATGACAGAGCTCAGCGCGATCACTGCGCCAACTACCGCGCCGCCTGGACCAAACGCGCCAGCGAGTTGCGAGCCCTGCTGGGCGAATGCTACCAATGCAGACTGCCCGCCCTGGACTTGTACGATAAAGTCCTGCACCTGGTAACCGGCCTGCTGCATGCTGGACTTCCAGCCTTTGTTGCTGCCCATCGAAGTATCAGCAGCACCTTTCATGTCGAAGAGCCGCCCGGTCAACTCGCCGATCTTCTGCTTCTCTTCGTCTGTCGCTTTCGACCCGGCGCGGAGCTGTGCAGCAAGAACAGCCGCACTGCGCGCGCCGTTCTCCTGCGCTTCATCCAGCACAGCCAACTGGTTACCCAGCGCCTCGATGATTGATTCTGCACGGCTGAATTCACTGCTCGCACCACCGGTGCCGCTTCTGGCCTCTTCCATTGCACGGGCAATGCCACTCACGTTGGTGTTCAGCTTGCGCAGTTGGTTGTCCATAGAGTTGGCATATCCAGCCAGTTCTGTAAACGCGGCCCCGGTTTGTGAGGTGCTCTCGTCGAGGTTATCCATGCCCTTTCCGGACTGCTGGGCCGCAACATCCAGTTTATCCAGAGCATCAATGGCCTGTTTGCCGCCTTGTAACAGCGGCTCAACGTCGGCGCTGATTTCATAAACGATGCTACCGGCGTTCTTCTCACCTGCCATGTCATTCTCCGGGCAATAAAAAACCCCGCCGGAGCGAGGTTTTTTTTATAAACAATGGTTAGTTACACTGCGATTTATGTACCAATTCGTACTGTTTATTTTCTATCTTAATGTGGTTTTTACCTAATTCACCGGATGACGCGAGTGAGGCCATTGGATATTTTGAAGGTTTTATCGTTACGTATCCTGTTTTAACCTCGTAAACAAAGCGAGCACCTATTCTGCTGACGTCCGTTCTTCCACTAACGACACCACATACTGACTCTTTGCCCGCATCACCGTTTACTTCTAAGGAGCTGAAAGCAAACCCATATTCAGGGTTAAATTCATTATCACATTTTGCAATAGCACTCCCTTGTGCAATAGCGTCACCAGACGCCATTAACTTCCACTTGTCACATTCACCTGGCTTATAGCGAGATTCTAACTTCTTAGTTACCGCGGCTTTAGCAGATGCAATGGAGGTGTCAGTATTTGCAAAACACGGAGCAGAAAAAATAAGAATCGCTACCGTTAACAACCTCTTCATATCCCTATCCCATTTAATAAATGTGCCAAAAGAGTAGCAGGGATCCGGCAACGACAGTACTAACTTATGCCAAAGCCCTTTTGCGTCGCGCGGCCTGTTTAGCCAGGTATTCGTCAGCGATGCTGTCGTATTCATCGCGAGTGAAGCCTTTCTGGTCCGGGTATTTTGCCGCCAACAGCATCTGAAATTCGGTCATCGTTAACTGCGAGGCTTCGGCGCGATTCATGCCAAAGTGGCTGCGAGCTGCGCTGATGTAGTCGAATGCTTTGAACTCTGTAGTGCGCTCGCCTGTTTCATGGCGCTGCAACTGGCGAACCCTGGCTTTCCCGACGATGCCGTGCTGCATGAGATGCTGCGCCAGCACGATGATGTCGTTCTTTGGTAAACTTCCCGGGCGGTATACGACGCAGTGCCGCCACCCCTTCCACTCGCCTATCATTGGCGCCAGGTCGTCATCGCAGCACGATTGCAGCACCAGCATGCACGTTGATAAAAGTTTCTCAGCGGCGCGGTTGAAAGAAGGAGACAGCCATTCAGGAAAGCGCCCCAGCGTGCCAGCGCAAACCTCAATGAGCCGAGCGACATCATTGCCGTGGATGGTGGCGTATGCCTGCACAATCTCTTCCGGAGTGCCGATCCTCGTCATAGCCTCGAATGAAGGCCGTAGCAGGTAATCTTTACCGCCTGCGCGGCTGTCGCTAATAGATAGTTCGCCAATATCGGTTAAAGCAGTCATATGCCTTCCATTAAACAGTCATTATCAAGGGCAGCACGCCGCCCTTTGGAATGTCCGTTAGGTAACGGTAACCGTATGCACAGCCACAAAGTTGCCGTCTTCGGTGTTGACGATGATCTGCGCGCTGCCGGTGGCGACACGTGTCACGGTAACGGTGTTGCCGGAGGCAGTGGCCGTTGCTTTGGTCGCATCGGTTGTCGCTACAGTGAAATCTTTGTTTGTAGCGCCGGTTGGTGAGATGTTCACCGTGAAAGTGCTGGTGCCACCTGCCGTGCCGGTGCTGGTAGCCGGAGTTACCGTTACGCCAGTCACCGCTACAGCAGTCAGCTCGTTCACTTCGATGGTGGTTGCATCACCGACTTTGAACTCGGTAGAGAACGTGACGATGTCGTTGGTACCGCCGTCAGAGCTCAGCGCCGTGATGTTCATATAGCCGACGAATTCGACCGGGCCGTAATCCATGCGCACCCAGATCCCAGGCTGGCGCTTGGCCTTCAGCTCGTCAGCGAAATACTTGATGAACTTGCCAACGCCGTACTGATCCAGTTTGTCCTTCTTGCGCACTTCGCCTTCAAAGCTCAGGGTGAAGTCACTGTTGGTGATGATGGTCTCGACATAGCCGCCGCCGTCATCCGCATCAGAGGTAACCGAGTTCGGGTTGAAGTCGAAGCCCTTCGACGTACCAGCGGCCAGCGCCATCCACTCACCTTCGAGTGGTTTGACGTCCGGGCAGCCATCGGCGACTTCCAGCACGACCGCACCGCCGAACAGGCGCTCGTTCGAGTTCTGGCAATTAGCCATGTGAAACTCCTCTTTGACGTATAAAAAAGAAAACCCGCCGGAGCGGGTTATTTGGTTGGGATGGCTATTCGCCGTAAGTGCAGGCGAACTGGAGTCGGAAGACTATTCGCCCTTCTTCTGTGAGCACCGGCGCGGGGATGGCGCCCATGTTCTGGATGTAGCCGACACACTCGTCAGCCATGGGGTTGGCCTGGACGTAATCGACGATGCGCTGTACGGCATTGAGTGCGTCTTTGCGCTTATCTTTTGCACCTACGACGTCGACCAGGACGTGATACTCAGAGCCGAGGTCAGTCCGAATATTCGACCCGCCGTTAGGCCTGAACACCATGATCGCCTTCGACAGATCTCCCGGGTCGTCGTACATCAGCTGCTGCACCGTGAAACCGGTAGTTAGCCCGGCGTCGCCGAACATGTTGCGCACCCGCTCGTGCATCATGGGTGTCATAGCGAAAGCTCCTTGCGCATCACCGAATCAACGTTATCGCGCTCGTCATTCGCGCCTTTGGTTAAGAATTGCGGTTCACCATGCGGATCCCAGTAGTTGCCAGTTCCGGTACCGCCGCCGAACTGCTTCCCTGAGCGGGTCGTACCGAAGTGCGCTCGCGGCTGACCTTTCAGTTTTCCTGACGCCTCGTGCACGTACGCGGCATAGTTTGCTGAGTAACCGATGCGCCCGGTGATGAGCACGCCGCCAGCGTCAATTTCGCGGAACTGGCTGTTAATAAGCGTGGAGGTGTCGATCGGAGTGTAATAGGCCGCCCGGGTGCCGATAAGCATCATCGCCGACTGCAACGCGCGAATCACCTTACGGCCCTTAACGTCGTTGATGACATCGTTCAGGTGCTTTTTCGACTGCCTGACGCCTCGAACCTTGATGCCCATGATTTTCTCCAGGCAATAAAAAGGCCGCCGTAGCGACCTCAGTTTTGAATTGGCTGAATCCAGGAATCTATCGGAGTGCCGTTCTTAAAAATAATCCTGTAAATCCCTATCGGTTTTTCTGCATGAGCAATTACTGGTGAAGGTGTATGAGTAAGCTCACTATCTTTCAGGTCGAACCGGTTCAATTCCGATTTTAAGACCAGGTCACCATCTTTCATGCTCATAAGCACCTCAAATCAGCTAAACACCAGTCAGAATGGCATAATCATCCGCCAGGCGCTCGAACGTGTCGGCGTAGCGGATAACCTGCCGCACCTCGTCGGCACCAGCGACAACCGGGTCAGCTTCTGTCGAGACACCAATCAGCAGGTAATCACCAGCAGCCGCCAGCGCGAACTCGCTCCAGACGGTATTCTTCACGACGATTTCAGCGCCCAGGCTGGCTAACTTCTTGCTAAGCCCGCCCTCGTAATCACAGAGGATTTGCTCAGGCTCTGCATAGCCCAGCGGATCGCCGTATTCGTCATTTCCTTCCAGCTTTCGCCAGATGGTCGCTGTTGCCGTGTATGACCAATTCGCGGTTGCAGACATCAGTCATCCCTCCATCGCAACACTTTCGCGCCAGTCGCCCGGATGCGCGGGCAGTTAATGAACCATTCGCCGTCCGATTTCACGTAGCCGGTGGTCTCCCGCCCGGTGTCAGTCATCACCCAGACTCTGGTGAATGAACGCGGCAGCCGGGCGCTTACGGATATCCATGACATCAGCAGCCCCCGACCACCATGAACAGGCCGACACTGTTACCGGCGCTGATTGGTAGGTCACCAGTGCAGCCGCTGGTATCAAGCCGGGCCAGTGAGTCACGCAGCCAGGTAATGCCATCGTCGCCATACTCAAACGAACGAGAGGCGCCAGACGGCGCACCCTGCGATTTGATACGGCGGGCGCCGGACGACGTAGCCATAAGCGCGGCGGCGTACATCAGAATCAGCTTCGCGGTGCACTCGTCATAGCCAGCGCCATCAAGGCACGGGATAATCTTGTTCACCACGCAGAGAATCGGGTCCAGCAGCGCCCCCGGGATGGAATAACCCAATTCACCGAGGTACTGTTGCACTTCTGCCGCTGTGATTGGGTCAGCCATGGTTATTTAGCCTTCTTCGATTTATTGGTGGTGTCTTCGTTATCACCTGGCGTTGCGACTTCCAGCTTGCGGTTGCCGGCAGATACGATTTCTACCAAGCCGGCTGCCTTCCACTTCTCAGCGGTTTCGTCGCTAACCTCTACCTTTGCACCAATCTCCAGTTTTTGGAGATTGGCACCGGAGAAAAGGTTATCGCTAATCACTTTTACCAGTGTCATGTATCACCCCTTAGCTGCTTGCGAAGATGACTGATTTCTTGCTGTTGATGTCGGTCTTAACCATCAGACCAGCAGCGCCCCAGGTGCGCCAGATGTAATCGCTGTTGTAATGCGGGCGCGGGTCAGCAACGGTACCGAAAGCCTGGCCTACGATTGGAGCGATTACGCCAGCCGTCAGCGGAACAATCAGGATCTGGTTACCTGTCAGTTGAGCATCTTCTTTAATCGCGGCAATACCGGACAGTTTCAGAAGCTCTTGCAGGATGGTGCCAGACTGGTAGTTGTCGCTGAAATAGCGCTCCAGGTTTGAAATGATGGCGCTCGACACATACCAGGTCTGTTCTGCGTATTGATTGTTGGTCAGCTTGAGAGTGTCGCGCAGCTTAATCGCCGCATTGCGGATCTGCTCTGCCGTGGCGGAGGCGCTGGTAAAGTCGATATTCAGACCAGATGCACCCAGATCAACCAGAGCTACACGCTCGTCGTTCTTCAGGCCTTTCCAGGTCTTATCATCAAACTTGATGTAGTTGCCTTCCGCGTCACGATAGCCGTTGTAGATGTAATCCACATACTGGCGACGGACTTCGTTGGTGGACTCGAACTGAGCATCAGAGATGATGTCGAACGCATCCGGGTTGTTCAGGCGAGGCTCACGCCAGTGGAACTTGAAGCCGGTATCGTGCACCGGAACCATGGTGCCGTCGTACTGGTACTGCACTGCATCCAGCGCTGCGCCGATCTGACCGGACATGGAGGTGTGAGCCCACATGCGGCCGCCGGACTTCGCGTATTCGTACACGGTCTGGTTGATGCGCACCGATCGAGACAGTGGCATCAGGTCGTTGAACAGGGTGAACTCAGTGTTCGGCTGGAATTGACGCATCACAGTCTGGTCAAAGGCTTTGTACAGATCAGCAGGTGAGCGAACAGCGTTGATGCCATTCAGCTGATTAACTGCATTCAGGCGATCAGCCATTTCCTGCATTACGTTAATGCCCTGATGGTTCAAAGCGGCATTACGCTCCTGCGTCAGCATACCGAACTGGTACTGGTTCACGGCCAGGTTGCCGGTCTTTTCGCCCAGCGATTTAGAATAAACAAGCATTCAGTGACTCCTTACTTAATCACTACGCGAATGAGGTCGCCAGCAGCGGCGGTGATTGAGCGCTCTTCGTCGCAATAGCAGCGATCTGATTCGCCAGTAGCCCACTTCTTCACCTGGCCGTTGACGATTGAAAGAGCGTCGCCTTTTTTGTAGGTACCGGCCGCAGCCCGGACGTTCAGGAACATGCCCGGCAGTGGGTGGATACCAACCAGCAGATCGTCGACAGCAAACGTGTCATCTACCGTCTTGCAGCGCAGATAGTCGAAGTCAGCGACATAGATAATCGCTGTTTCGCTACCATCTACCGACACCTTGAAGACACCAGCATCGAAGAAGCCCAGGGTGCCAGGCTTGACCGCAGTGGCGCGGCCTTCACGGTTGAGCAGCGGATTAGGGAATACGCCACCGGCGTGAATTACGTGTTTTCCGTCTTTAGCCATTTTTTACTCCGGCATTTCGCTGACTGATTGGGTGTTGGTAGCCTGGCGGAATGCACCGTTCAGGCCGAAAGATGTCTGGCACTTGGCGTACATAGCGTCGAGCGCCTTGCCGTCCAGATCTGCGACTTCTTCATCGCTCATGTTCATCGCCAGTTTCACTGCCGCGCGCTTTTCGCCTTTTTCTTTGTCGGCGTTCGCGTTCAGGCTGTTGAAAACGACGTCCACGCGATCGGCGAGTTTCTGCGCCCAGGCTGGCATCTCTTCGTTATTGGTGGCCTGCTCTTTTTTCTTGGGCTTGCCGGTTTCCGGGTCGATTTCTTCATCGCCTTTTTTCTTGGCGGTGGCTTCTTCGGCCTTCATCTGGTTGTATGCGTCCATCAGCTCGGCGTCGGACTTGCCTTCGGTCGGCTTACCAGCGGCTTGCAGCGCATTGATAATCAGTTCTTTCATCGGATCGTTCTCTCCGTTGGTTTTAATCTCGTACTCAGGTTGTTTGCGCACGACTTCTACAGGTTCGCCGACGAATTGGGCCTTGCCGTCATCGTCGATGATGTACTTCTGTTTGAAATAACGGGAATCATCCCGGTATACGAAGGTGTCAGGCCATACAGACTCTGGCCAAAGCCAGTTGTCATCAGATCGACCCTCTCGCAGCTTTTCACTGATTGCGCGCTGGATGTCGTCGAAGGAAAAGTTGGAGGCATTGGTAAAGAAGAATCTGGTTTTGTTGATCAGGCCATCGCGGGTGCAGTCGATTCCGTCAGCCAGGCGGGCAACTTCGATCTGCTGCTCATCACCTTCTGAGTTAACGAAGATGCCCACGCCCTCCTCCGGCGTACCGGCGCCGGGCTCATCAAGCAACACCGCCACATGGTCAAACATCATGTTTGTGGCGATCTCGTTGTACTTCTTGCCCTTCGATTCGCCGTTGGCGGCGATACCTGAATAGAGCAGGCCTGTGGAGATGTGGATCGGGTCAGAGTTGGTGCCGGCCAGCATCTCATCCAGGCGGTTGATCAGGCGCTTGCCCTTGTCGCTCGACTCGGCGTACTGGCGGTTAACGTACATGTCGCCCGTAACCTTCCCGTCTTTGTGGCTGACGTTCTGTAGCCAGGCGCCGACGTGGTATTCGTTCACCGCCCTGACATCGCGCGCAGATACATGCTTGCCGTCCACTTTTGGGTGGCCCAGCGGCATCGGGTTACGTTCAAGCGTGTTGTAGGCCTTTTCGATTTCTGCTGCCGGGTACAACTTCCGGTTCATCACGATATCGTCCACGACAGGCGTGATGCCGCGAACCACGATATGTGGCTTGCCGTCGATGGTTTCAGTGGTGATGTTTGAAGCGGAGTTGACGACGGTCAGCACGTTAACGCGGTTGCGCTTCATGCTGGGTCCTCGTTAGTGGATTTCAGGCAATAAAAAAGGCCGCCTAAGCGACCTTTTTTGTTTGTTATGCTTACTCGACTTCGCACTCTTCAATGTAGGCGTAGTTAAGAGAATCATTCTTTAAGGTAGCGAGCTTTTCCTCAGCCTTTTCCTCGGAAGAATAAACACCCTCGATATCTTCTGACGATTCATATGGAGTGCCTGATATTACGACCCAGACCTTCACGCTGCCTCCTTGACTGGCTTCCAGCCCTTTCTCTCTTTAGCGAGTTTATCAGCCAACCCTTCATTGAAGATACTGCCGTCGTCGTTAAGCAGCACCGGTATCTGGCTGCAATAGCAGTTGTACCGGTTGCCGCTCTCAGCGTAGAAGTCCCGCACCTCTTCGGTGGTGTAGACCTGGCCGTGGCGGCTGGCGTGCCAGGTGCGCGTCGTTGGTTTGAGCGCTGACAACCACAGCAAGCCGGTATTCAGCCCCAGCCGATCAGCCGCCCAGTCCGTTTCGTTCCATTGCGCCTGCCGCAGCGCGCCGACCTGCTCAGTCTGAGCGATGGTCTTAGCTTTCGACATCGACACATCAAGGCGCTTACTGATTACGCTGGCCGTCTCGCGAGGATTCACCCCGCGCGCTACTGCATCGGTGATGATGTTGGCTAGGTCTCCGCGGGCTGTATCGCTGATGACCTTCCAGTCACTGAACGTTGTCAGCCTGGCCGCCGCAATGTGGTTCAGATAAGCGGGGCTGCTTAAAAGCTGCTGTAGCGTAGTCTGGCTGGCGTACACCTGTGACTGCTGCGAGAGGTTATTGAACGCCTCCAGCGTGCCACGCTGCGCTTCTGCGACGACATAATCCATCGCCCATAGATTTTGCTCTCCGCCATCCAGCAGGTAATCGTCGAGAATGCCCTGCACCGCCTCAAGTAGGTCTGCCAGTTCCTGCGCTGACATGTCGTAAATGAACTTGCCGGCGTTGACCTGGTAGAGCCGCATGTCAGCGCCGTGGTCGTGGCACAGGAAGCGCCAGTTATGGCTGTTTACCTCTCGCTCTCGCCCAGTCAGGCGCTGGTCAAACAGAGCCTTCAGCGCGCGCTTGATGCCGAGATACCGTTCCTCGATATCCCGGAACATCGCGGTTACCTGCTTTGATGATCGGGTCGGGTCAACTTTGCTGCGCGGAACTATCGGCAGCCCCACCTTTGCCGTCTGTTCTGGTGTCATCGGCCAGTGGATCATCGGTAGTCACCTTTTCTTCCGGTTTCGGTGGTTCTTTTGGCTCCGGCAGCGGGTCAAGCCCAACAACTTCGCGCAGCTCATTGCCTGTAATAGGCGGCTCACCGCCATAGAAGCCAGTGGTTTTCTGCACGATGTCGGCCAGCTTGGATGCGTTCTCGATCTTCTCTTTCTCACCTGGCGCCAGAAGGTCGCTCCATGAGATGGTGACCTCGCCTTTGGTTGGTGGGTCGATAATCCCAAGAGTCCAGAAGCGTTCCAGCAGCGCGGTGATTCGGTCCGTAAGAAAGCCATTACGCCGTGTGTTTCGACGGATAGCCCAGTCTGTTTTGTCCTCGTCGCTCGCCAGTCGCCCGGTCTGCTGACCGAACAGAATGGTGAACGGGATTTGCACGGAGGCGGCCAGTTCGTTCGCAGTGACTTCCCATGTAGGGCCAGGGTCGCCGGGTGTAACGCTGAGAACGTGCATCTGCCCGGCCTGCATCACGGCGGCAGCATCGGTGCCACGGTTAAGCTTGTTGACCTTGTCGCCCATCGCTTCGCCGAGATCGGCATAGCCAGCCTTCTTAGCCTGTTCTGCCAGCGTGGCCATGTCGGTTTCTTTGCTGAACTCGACGGCGATCTGGCGACTGGCGTTCTTCAGGAAGCCCTCGGCGCCACCACCAGATACTTTCTCAAGGTCGAGGCCCTTGTTATATCCAGCTTCCAGCAGCGGGATGCCGGACAGTACATTGTCGTCTTCAGATCCTTCGCAGAACAGGATAACGCGGCTCGGGTGTACAGGTTCTCCTCGCATCGGACCGATGAAAGGCTCATCACCAACCGGCTGCTCGTTGAAGTTGAACATTTTCGGCTGCCCGAAAGTTTCTGACTGACGGTCGTTATCCCATTCGGCAACAGTTAACTGCGGCTCCCATACCGGGATAAGTTTTACCAACGCTGACTCGCCGAGTCGTTTTACTAAAGCCTTGTCGACTTCCTGATCCCAGTTCCGATTGTCTTTCACCTGTAGCAGGAGCGCTGAGTAACGCCCAACCATATTGCGGCGGTCGGCATCCTTCACCTTCGGCCACAGCTTCTTCATGAGCTTGGTGACTTTCTTTTCCCATGCGTTTGTATTCTTCGCCTCCTGAGCTTCATCACCGTCAACAATGACCGGATAGTCCTGCCAGCAACCATCCAGCAGGCGATGCACCACAGCGAAGCCAGCAGCGTTGCGGCGGTACATGTTGTAGAAGTCGTTGAAGGTGATTGTGCGCGGGTAGCCAAATTCCTGGTAAAGCGTCGGTCGCTTCGTGTTGCCGCCACCGATGCCGATGGCATTCAGGTAATTCGCTCGCCTCATTTCAGTGGCGAGGTTATTCACAGCCAGTTGAAGGCCGTTATCTTGTTCGCTCACTGGCGATGCTCCTTAGAAGAATACTGTGCCGACCTGCTTGCGGTTGTTCTTCGTCACAGCGAAGTAACGGAAGCTATCGGCACCGTGCGAAGTGGCGTCATGGAGAGGTTTGTCTTTCCAGCAGCCGCGCTTGTCGTCCCACTCCTTCCGGTAGCCCTCAAGGTGAGAGATACCTTCCGAGCATTTCTCCTCATCGAATACGCATTTCGGGAGGATTTCACGCGCCGACTCAATGCCGGTATCGATGCCAGCTTTCGGCACCACTTTGAAATTCAGTGAGTACATCTGACCGTCGATTTCGTACCCTTCGCGCGCCAGCTCTTTGCGTGACTTCGCATCAGCTGCGAACTCGCGGTTTTCGATGTCGTGCGGCCCCCAGTGTTCGCCGTACTCATAGCCGCGGTCTTTCAACACCTTCATGTAGTGCCTCAGCCCCTCGCCGGAGTTTTCGTAGTAGTCGATGATGTGGAACTCTTCGCCGACCTCACGAACGAACCATATCGCCGTGGAGTCACCCACACCGATATCCCAGAACGTGTGTACCGGGAGGTGCGAGTTATCAGGGATTTGGCCGATCCGCTTGTTGGTGTACAGCCAGCGGAACTGCTTGGCATAGTAAGCGCCCTCGACCGACTGCTGGAACGCCTCGGCCGGAATGGTCGGGTATTCGCGCTTCATGTCATCGCCGAGCGTTTTCTCTTTGGCGTAGTACCAGGCTTTCTGGCGATCATTGACCACTATGCCGTGCTTCGACTCCATCTCAGCAAAGTATTCAAGCAGGCGCACTGGTAGCGATTCAACCAGGTCGATTGCGTACTGCGGGTTCTTCCACCAGGAGAAGAAGAAAAACTTCCAGTCCAGCGCGGATAACGTTTTACCCTGCAGCAGCGCTTTCTCTGCTGTCTGGCAGTAATCGAAGAAGTAACCCGCCCGGCCCTCTGCCGTGCTCTCGATAGTAGCGAAGCATCCAGTCGATACTGCCTCAAACGCACCAGTGACGATTTCACGGGCTTTATCCGGATACTTGGCGCATATCTTCCCGAACTCAGAAACATGCAGGTAACGCAGCGTACCGCCACGAAATGACGTACTGACGTAGAGTGATCCGCCCTTCTTAAAGACGAGCTCTCCGGAAGAATCGTTGCTGGCCGGGTTGGCTGCCTTTATCTCTGCCGGCAGGTTGTCGTATGCGTACTTCACCTTTTCGCGGAACAGGCGCTTTGCGTCATTCAGCGTGTGAGCAATGAGGGCGCACTTCGCCGACTCGAACAGGGCCGCGTCGAGCTGGATGATGCACACCTCAGTTGTGAATCCGAGTTGCCTGGCCTTAAGGATGATGTTTCGGGTGTGAATCCCCTCGAAGTATTCCCGCTGCTCAGGCGTCATCCTGAACCGCGTCGGCTTACCCTCTTTATCGGTGATCCAGTAAAGATTGTTCAGCCGCCAGTCTTTATCGGACAGCAGCTTGATGTGCTCAGGTTTCATTACGCCCCCTGAGACAGTGAATCCATCAGGTTAGACAGGTCATCAACCGTCTTATTGCCTTCTTCGGTGTCTAGGTTATACGCCTTGCGCTCAGCGTTTATCACTTTTATCTGAGCATCGACACCAGCAGTGATCGAGCGAGACATTGAGGCGTGGTTTTCTTCCGTGATATCTGCATCTTCGAGGAAGTCGCGCAGCTTATTAGTGATGCCGCGCCATGCTGCCAAACTTTCCCGATGAGCCATGACTACAGCAGCCGCCTCATCGGAGGCCCGGTCAATAATCTGCTCATCAGTAACCACTGGTGACTGGTTACCGCCTTTGGTTACCGACTTGGTTACCTTGGCTTTCGTTGCCGCCTTGACCTTTTCTGTCAGGTCGCGCTGCCATCCCTCTTTGTTTGCTCTCTTCAGGATGGTGGCATGGTTAACGCCATGCTTTTCGCCGATTGCCCTTACTGACAATGAACCAGCCCGGTAAGCCGATTCAATGGCCTCCCAATCTGGTTTGCTCATTGGTTACTCCGTTGTTTGTTCTGCTGGCTGTTCGGTCTGCTCTGCCGGTACCGGCGAGAACTGCACGCGCTTCACATCGGCCGGAGCGAAATAAAGCCACTCGCCCGTTTCCGTCGCCAGCGGCACAAAGCCGTTAACCAGCTCTGGCTGACGTCGTGACATCTTGCCCGTGAAGGTTTCGCCTGTTTGGGTGGTTAGGGTGATTTGGTAGATGTCGGACATTGAGAGCCTCTTTATCCGCTTGTGGGGATAATGCCATTACGATGAGGCTACTCATGGTGATGGCAATAAAAAACCACCCGAGGGTGGTTAGATTTATAAAACCTTTAGTTTTACATTTAGTGATTCGAGAATGCCTGCAAGGCGATTGGTATCGCCGCCCCTCATTATGTAATCTCGAAACTCACCTCGAAACTTATTCCATAAGACTTCGATCTCTGTTTCAGAGAAGAGATGTTCACACATGATCCATGCTTTGGTTGAGCCACTAAATGCATCCTTGAGAGCCATTTTATTGATGTATATCTGGGCAGGGTCAGCAACTCTATTTGCAACCTCAGGCGATGCTTGTAACCTTGCCCGAGCTAAATTGATCTGAAGATAAGACCAATTTCTTGGCATAGAGTCCATAGCATAAATTAATTCAAGAATAGACCTCTTGAATTCCATCTTCAGCTTTAACATCTCTTGCTGACGCCAAGTATCCAAGGCGCTGAAAGCCATACCTAGAGTACCCAAGGAAATCAGAACACTGAATATAGTCGCAGCCATTGTCCACCACGCCCAATGTGCAGAGTCCTTAGCTGCCAACATAGCCTCTAATGCAATTTGTTTTTCGTCCATAATCACCCCTAATTTATCAAGGTGATTTTACTTGATTCAATCAATTTAAGCACTGCTCTTTGATGTATTCCTGCAAATAGCCGACCTGCTTCGTCACTGTGACGATTCGCTCTCTGAGGGTGAAATAATCCCGTTCAGCAGGGTCAGTAAGTCGGGGGCCGGGAGCATCGCCCAGGCTGCCGGTACTGGTCGCTCCGTTCGCGGGACATTTTGCGTTGAGCTGCAACCGACGCTTGCCAGAAGCAACATCGCGCTCAAGCTGATCGATAGTAGCCTTGGCATCTGCCATTTCTCCGGTGTATTTGGCATCCAGTGCCGCGACATCACGCTGACGCACCTGCATGTCTTTGATGGTGGCGTTCGCCAGGCTGAGCTGTTCAGTGGCTTTATCGCGCTGGTCTTTGTAGGTGATGGCGGTGTCGCGGTAGTGGTTCACCAAGAACGCCAGCACACCGATTAACGCCATCACCAGCAACTGCAACCAGTAACGCCTTAACAGCACGCCAATCACGACAGGAACAGAGCGCGCTCCGCCTCACGCCGACGGGTCAGGCCGCTCAGGACTTTACCGCCTGCTTTATTCCAGCGCAGAAACTCATCGGCAGCGCCAGCGTAATCACCGGCGTTGAGTTTTCGCAGAAGAGTCGATGTCGACAGCGACCTGGCGCCGAGGTTGTACGTGAACGACACCAGGGCGTCGAATTGCCCCTGAGTCAGGCCAACTTTAACCAGGCGGGACACGTCGCTTTCGTAGCTGACAAGTCCGGTCTTCAGCAGGCGCTCTGCCGTTTCCTGCTTGATAGTCATACCGGAACGGATCGGTTTACCGTCGACAGGCTGAGTCCAGCCATAGCCAATCGTCCACACTCCGACGCTGTCCTGGTACGCGGTGAGTTTGCAGCCTTCGAACTGCTTGATCAGAGCAACGCCTTTCTCACTGGTTTGCATTCTTCATCCCCGTCAGGCGTTCCCAGAAGTACGTCAGTGCTACGGAGCCCATTGCACCGCTAATGCCAGACGTAACCAGGATCATGTAAAGGCTCAGACCACTTTCAACGCTGATCAGGCCACCAATGAGACCGGTAAAACCGGACACTGCAATTTGTGCCAGCGCGTTGATCCAGCTCCAGGTGGCTTTGTTCTGCTTAACGTCAATAAGGTATCGGACCAGGCCGCCCCAGCATGACAGAGCAAGGACAATCAGCCATGAAACTCCGGCAATGCTTTCTTTATCTTGCATACGTTTAGCCATATCACCTCCGAAAGAACGGGGTGCTGTTTGTAGTAAGGGATCAGGCCCTCGGGACGATTTAACAAGTAGGCGTGTCGATGATGGTTCCCGGAGCCTGAAAATAAAAAAGCCAGCGACAGGCTGGCAATGTGAGGGTAAGGCAATGTCGGCTCTCTGGCCGAAGGGTCCCAGGTAGTGGGTTCTGTGTGTGGCGATCGGACTCGAACCGATACTCAGGTTCAGCATTAGCATCATGCCTGCCCTGCTGGCTATGCCAGTTGATGCATTACTCTACCCATTCAACCCGCAAGCGGGAATTGAGTTACACCACAACGGAAAGAGCACTGGCTTGGCTCGACATCAGAGGGTGGAACAGCCCTGAAATGTCCAATGCTCTTTCCTGCTGTGTAGAAACGAAAAAGCCCAAGGCGTTAACCTCGGGCTTAAATTCTTTGTGTCGACAATCGAAGCTATGGCGACGATATCAGACTTACATGAAATATATGCGTTTCAGTTCGGTTTTGCAAGACTTACATCCAAATTTGTCGCCTTTTGTTGTGAACGTGATCGCGTTACTGAGATAAGTGCACCGTTATCGAGCCGCTTAAAGCTATTACGCATTGCCAGCCAGTGAGGCAGATAGGTTTCCGTCCAGGTGGACTTCGCCACGCCAGCCATTTCTGCCAGCGCCTGATATTCGTACGTCTCACGCCCCGCCAGCTCCGCTTTGACGTCCTGAGCCGCCAGCCAGATAAGTTTCTTCAGGCGCTCCATCGTCTTGCCGGCCACTTTCTTCGCGCCGAGCTGCTCCCTGAACTCGGCCCACGCCCACTGAGTCATCGCCACCTGGTGCTCAAAGCTAACGTTCTCGCTGTAGTTCCATAGAAGCCAGGCTTTCTGGTGGTCATCCAGCGACAGGACAGCGCGGCGCCACGATGCGGTCACGAACTCTACCGGGCTTACAAGCGCGATAGATGATCCCTTAGCACGGGACTGGCTGCCACTCATCGGTGGTCCGTCCGGGTTGACCTTCCGGCCGGTGACCGGGTCGGTGATTTTCTTCCGGCCCCGGCTGCGCGCCGTCGCGGTGAATTGCGCGTTCTCGGCGAAAGCTACCAGTTGCCCTTTCGTAGCACCGCTCAGATCTGCGGTCGCCACAATGAGCTGCTGACGTACGTATTCCAGTTGCTGACTGTTCATGCGGCTTCCTTATGTGGCTGGTTGGTTTTAGTCTGGCTGTGCTTTGCTACTGGTGGCATGCAGGCGCGCTTAACGCTTTCTGCCTGGTACCGCAGGAAATCGGCGTGGTTCATGCTGCCTCCGCCATTAGCTGTTCGTACGTCAGGTAAAGGCCCCAGCAACTGAAAAGGACGTGCGCTTTCACTACAGCTTTTTCCTCATTGTTCCAGCGACAAAACCAATTGATTGCGCCGGATACCTCGCGCTCTATCTGGTGAGCTCCATCAAGATGGATCGGATACACCACGTCATCAAAGACAGCAGCGGTAGTCATTGGGTACTGTATTTTGCTCATGCTGCGTGCTCCTGTTGACGTGCGCGGCGCTTCTCCAGCGACCGGGCTTTGCGGGTGAATATGGATTTGATGCGCTTCAGATATGGGATATCGAACCGGCACGGCTCGTTGTTAGACTCAAGACGCTCAACTCGTTCCAGGCCAATGCGGTCGATAAGACGGATGCGATACTCGACAGCATTGCCGCTCAACTGGCGATTACAGCGTGTGCAGGCACTATGTACGTTGAATGTGTTGAATTTCAGATGTGAGGCCGCACCACGCGAACGGTAATGGCTGGCGTCAATGGCGCTTCCAGTTAGGTAATTGCTTTTGCCAATAAGTGGATTGCCGCAGCTGACACATGGCTTACCTTCATCGCGGATCCTGATGTAGCGATTGAAAGCTGATTGAGCCTCTTTATCCCACTGAGATTTAGATTTGAGTGACTCACGCTTGGCCTTGCGGCGTTTGCGCCCGACCTTCTCGGCTTCTTTCTGCTCCTTAATGCGCTTAGCGGCGGCTTTCACCTTCTCCTTCTCGCGTTCTTCCATTGCGAGGATTGCGCCGTGTTCCGGGCAGCACCAGCGGATCCGGATGTCGTGGAATTTCGGCACGAAGTATTCACCGCATACTTTGCACTTACGGCGGGATGGTTTACGCATGATTCCTCCGTGCCGCGAGACGCAGCCATTTCTGATCCACCAGGCGGGCGGTGTAGCCTTTCAGTGTCGGGATGTCGGACGGATTAACCACGGGCTTGCGCCGGCGGCGCGCCGGAACGTTGAAGATGTGATTTGTGATGACGCGTGCGAGAGGACTACCCACGGGAAGCTCTCCATTCTTGCGCCCAGGCGATGCGCCTATTGGATGCTTCGGAGAACTTCACGCCGCGGTCGGTTCCGAACCAGTAAATCGCCTCAATGACGTCGACCATGTAGCGCTTGCTGGATTTGGATGTGCGGACGCCGAAATATACGCGGCCGCCGTTGATGCCCGGCGCGGATTTCTGCTCCTGGTCCTGGGTCTGATTCACCAGAACGGTGATCAGGTCCTTCCACTCTTCGCGGGTCAGCTTTTCGCCGTGCCAGACAACCTGGTCAGACAGGTCTTTCAGCAGCGGCCACATCAGTCGGTTTTGCTTGTCTGTGCGCGTCTCTTCCCGGGCCTCGACCACCATCGGCGTGCGAGGGTTTACCGGCAGGGTGCGAATGTACGCGATGAGGTTCTCTTTAACGGTGTCATTGACGATGCAGTAGTGCTGCTTCATACGCCACCTCCGAGAGGTAACGCAGAATGCAGAAAATCGCAGGTGCATTTCTGCATCTGTGACAAAGTGAGGAGTTCAGATTGTGGTCGCATTTAAGTCCCCTTAAATGCGCAGAAGTCTTACCGTCGGGCGTTCAACTCCGACGGCAATGAAATTATGGCTGGTTGATTATCAATAATCAACACGAATTAGAAACGAAAAAACCACCTTTCGGTGGCTTCTCGTTGGGCGACTGGCAGGCCTAGTTAATGCTAATTCCCTCGAGTTGCAGTTGGTCATCCAGGTTATTGGACGTATCCAGCCGTCGGACTCCGCAAGCCGAGTTTATGTCCGGCCACAAGGCTTTTCATGGATTAACCCATCACCGTAACGATCAAGGCGAGAGCTGCACACCCACAAGGTGTGCTGGTAGCAATCGGCCCAGCCTTTTGCGCCACCCTCTTCCCACTACTCCAATCTAACTTCTTTATCCCCTAGCCGGACACTGAGATGTTACGCTCGTCAGGAGCATGCGGGGGAATCCAAAAACTGGGTCAAAATAACCTCCATTTTCTTTTTCACCTACTGGGGAAGGTTCTATTAAACATCTGTTTAGGATAAGTTTCAACTATACAAGATATGGTAATTTTCAAGATTTTTGTGATGCTGCAATCATGGCTGCCCAGCACAGCTTCGCTCTGTGCGCCGCCTGCTGACATCCGGTCATGGTGTTGTATGCTTCCCACAACTCCGCATCGCTAAAGAACTCATCTGGCTCAGACTCAAAGCCTTCGACGATCATGTGTTCTGTAGGCTCGACCTGGACAGCCACCCAACCATCCGGAATCACAGGAGAGTTGCCACTCACAGCCTCCTGAAAGCGTCCAAGCTCCACGTACTCCTGACACGACCAACCACCATCAATAAAATCGCGAGCTTCAACAGCGTCAAAAGTGAATGATGTTTCACTTCCAGTTGGAGAAGTTAAGCCGTACAGGTCTGCTACCGGCTTAAACTGCGTGGCTGTTATGGTGCCCTCATTGGCGAGGGTACCATTCGCTTCGAGCGATGCCAGCGCCAGCTTCATCGCTGCCAACGCCATAGCCGCGTCTTCGTTTACTGCGCCTGGCGTCGCATCGCGCTCTTCTTCAAGCTCAGCGATTCTCAGCTGGAGCCATTCTTTGGTAAGTGTGCTCATGATGCCTCTCCTTTACCGGTTGCGGCCAGAGACGACTTAGACGAATCAATGTTCCACTGCGCGTCACCACAACACAGAATCCCGTTTGATGCTTCGTGGCCAAACGCCTCTGTATGCTCGACAAAGGCGTGCGCGCATTGCAGGTGGTGTGATAGCTCAGCAATCCGCTTCTCTGCGGCTTCCAACTCATCCAGCAGCGACAGAATATCGTCATCTCCATGTTTTTCGGCGGCTTTACGTAATTCGCGTTTGTCGATGTTGCTCATTGGGCGGCTCCTTCAAATTGGTAAGAAATTTTAATTCCCAGCTTTTTAGCCATGGCATGCTCAGCGACAGCACCTTCCGACTCTTGCCACCCATGCAGCATGTGAATGGCGTCGGCGCAGCGAAGCATCGCCAGGCAGATGTCCATATACTCACGCTGAGATAAACCATCCGGGAGCGCGGCCGGATTTAATACCACATGACCACCTGATAACATCTGCTGTGCTACTGCGTTAAACATCGGACGGTTGTAGTTTTCGTAACCCGTCATTGGTCCTGCGATGTAAATTTTCATACCCCTACCCTCCCGTACTTGTCTGATAACTCGCCCATTTGCCTGTGGATTTCCGCAAGGTCACACCCTGCGCACCCCAGAGCTTCGGCTATGAGTTCTTCCTGTTCTTTGGATGGCCCGGTTTGCAGAATTTGATTAAGCTTCCTGTACGATACGCCGCAGTGCTTGGCGATGCTGATGAGCGTTACACCGTTATCCTTCGCCATGGTCCTAACCATCCAGCGATAATCACTCCATTCGCTCATACCCCTACCCTCCCCCAAACCATCAATACTCGCTTCATTGCCGCGCTATTGCGGCACTCCTGGCAGATAACGTTCGTCTCTGTACGCTGCGCCAGCTTCGAATTACCCTTCGGCATGGCCGGGATGGTTTCAGGTGCGTATTTCATGCCGTAATCAGTCAGCCGATAAAGCCGCTGGCCGTGCTTGCCTTCGAACTCGATCAGGCCGTCTGCAAACAACGTGCTTAACGGGCCGGAAATCTTTTTGGTGGTCATGCCGATCATGGTGGCAATGCGAGCACTATTCAGGCCCGGGTTATTACGCAGGGCTGCAAGAATCTGCCCACGGATTGTTATGGTCATCTCACACCATCCCGTTCGACTTGTTGCGATTGTACTTGGCCTGAAGCAGCTGGATCGGCGTCGGCCCGCGCTCGGCAGCCGGTGCTGCAATCGCCCGGCGTACCGGCGGTACTGGCTTACCCTCGGTGACACGCTTCTCCCACATGTCCAGCAGATCGCCCGCTTCGCGCGCCAGCTCACCATGAGTTAACTGCCGCTCTGTACTGCGGTGGCGCAGTTCAACGCAGATGTGGTACATGACCGGCTGCGACCAGGGGAAATGCTCACTGGAGGTGAATTCAAACGAACGGTTACGCCAGTCCCAGTATTCGGCGATCACCTGGTCAACGTTGACGCTCAACAACCCGCCGCTCTGTTTGCACCAGGCGACGAACTGGCCCGGCGACGGCAGGAATGGTCGCTCCTGGCGGCGGGCAATGCGCATACCGGCATCGACCTGAGCCATGGTGTGGATCCCGTTCTCCTGGAACGCCAGTAGCCACTGACGGCGGAATTCGTTCAGGTCGTCCTGGGTGCGGAAGTTCGCCATGCTGGCCGGGAACGCGGCACGCAGTTGGTTGAATAGCCCGTTGAACACTTGAGCCACCTGCTCGACCGGTGCGCGTTCCTGATACTGCTCTGGCAGGTTATGGGCCATGCGGCTCATCTGCTCGCGGTCGTGGTTACGCATCTGCTCTGCAAGAGATTTCATCGAATCACCTCATAGGCCCAGTCAGTGTTGTTGAAGTCCAGATCCGGCTTAGCTGCGCGCTGCTCGCCTCCAGAATTACGCTGCATTGTCAGCTTGTCCCACTGCTTACGCAGGCTTTCCGGGCTCAGGATGTTGGTCTGCCAGAAGTGGTGTTTGCTTGCCCAGTCATACAGCGCGCAGATGTCCTGGTGCGACCGGTTGTCTATCTGGCGCATCAGGCGAACGGTGTTAGACCAGGAGGTCATGTCCGGGGCTTTGCAGGTTGGGTTAATCAGCTTCACCCTGGAGGAAATCCACTTAGCGATCTCGAGGTCTTCAGCCGATCCCCACTTCGCACCGGATGGGGTGTAAACCGCAGCTTCTGGATGAGCTGATAAAAATTTCTTCAGGCGTGCGTCAGAGGATTCGTCAGAATTCTCGGACGAAGATCTTTTAATGTTTTTATTGTTGTTATTACATTGTTGTTCATGATTCTCGGTGAAAAGCTCGGGTAGATGCTCGTCGTAATGCGCGGCATAACCTTCAGAAGCCGCGCCATTACTGGCTCTGCCATGCTCGGCATTAAGCGCGGAGATATGCGCGGTGAAACGCTCGGGTGAATTGTCCGTTTTTTGAGCATATTCAGCGTAATTTATGATGGTTATCACAGAGCCTTTTCGCTTCTCCCCGGAGCGGGAAATCATTCCTTCACGCTCGAAAACATCAAGCATCCTGTCGACGGCGTGGCGACTGCATGGCTTCCCTTCCCTGTCGCATAAATTCAGCCCGAGATCGGCTGAGGTGGTGACCAGTTGTCCGGTTTGCAGCGGCCATTGGCGCCCCTTGAAGTTTGCCGTGTATGGCTGGCGAGCAGCACACAGCAGCAGGTTTTCCCACAGCGTGCGCAGGAAGACGTCCTTCGACCAGGTTTGCTTAAGAACACTCCGGTACAACGGGATGAATCCGGTTTTCTGGTTCTCCATCCGGTTGCTCCTGGCGGCGGAATGCGCCGCGAAATTTGCGTAAGCGACGTTCGACACAGTTAAACCTCCTGCGCCTGGCGTTTTGGATTAGCGTTTGTCATAATTACCTCGCAATTGACTGACGTTTGTTGCACCAGAAAGCCGTTGGTGTTCGAGCACCGCGGCTTTCGCCATTTCTGTAGTTCTCACATAACCCCCAGCATCGAAGTGACCATAGCCATCAGAGGCGCAGTCAAGTCTGGGTCGACACGGAACATCTCTACGATCCCCTCACTCAGTTCCTTGAGCTTCTGGTGGCGCGGAGCGTTCATCGCAACAGCCACTTTTGCCTCGCTCGTTTCCTTCTCAAGGCGTGCTAAGCGGGACATGAAACTGTCCTCTGGAAGAAGTCGATGGCGATACTCCAGCGGCAGAACGGCCATGATTGCCGGTGTCAGCTGCCGAACGTTCTCGCGGTACTGTTCGGAGTCGAAACGGTTATCCAGGAAGCGAAACAGTTTCTGGCGCGCCCGGCTGATATCTTCCGGAAAGCTGATGGCTGTCCCGCCCTGCTCCCGGTATTCGTTGATGATCAACGCCGAAACGACGTCCTGATTGTCCAGCGCCGACGACCATGCACGGACCGCATCGCGGATCTTTTCGTGGTCTGGCGCCGCTTTAGCTTGAGCGCGGTTTATCATCGCTCCCGGGTGTATTCCGGTATTGTGTTGATACGCAAGTGAATGCATTGCTTTCCCTTTCGTGGTTAGGGCCGCCGTTAAGCGGCATGGTTGTCAGGGTGTGGAAAGATGGACGGCAGGTCCGGGCGGAATTCGTGAGCCTGGATTTCACCACCAACCGCTTTCACCAGTTCAGGAACGTGAACCGGGGAGATGCGTTTCTTTCCGTTAAGCCAGTCACAGATAGTGGACTGGGCTTTGCCGCAACGTTTTGCCAGTTCTTTCTGGCTGCCAGCGATGGCGATCGCTTTCTCTACTGCGGAGTTCTTCTCTACTGTTGGGGTCTTCATAATCACCTCAGCTATCAGTTTAAAGCGATTATGGTTATCACTTTAGCGAATGTCAATCGCATAGGCGATTTTTTGCTAAATAATCGCTTGAGCGATAGAGTTAAAGGAGTCATTAACAGAGGTGAATATGGGATTCTCGGAGCGCTTAGCGCAGGCAATGGAAAACGCTGGATATACACAGGGTCGATTAGCTAAAGAGGTCGACATGGCTCAGTCCAGCGTAAATAAGTTACTAAAGAATGCTAAAGGCTCTCGAAAAACCGTTGAGATTGCCTCTGTACTTGGTGTTCGCCCTGAATGGCTTTCTACTGGTGAGGGGGAAATGGCTGCCGGTGGCGCCAGGGAGTCAACTGCGCTATACCAGGTTAAGCCGTCACTGAATGGGATTTATCGCGTGGATGTACTCGACGTTAAAGCCAGTGCTGGGCCGGGCACACTGGTCACCAGCGATTTCATTGAAACTATCCGGGCCATCGAATACACGAATGAGCAGGCGCGAGCGCTGTTTGGCAACCGGCCAGCTACACACGTTAAGGTCATTACCGTTAATGGTGACAGTATGGATGGAACCATTTCGCCTGGAGATCAGATATTCGTTGATACCGGCGTTACGCATTTTGATGGTGACGGGGTATACGTCTTCGTCTTCGGCAAAACACTGCATGTTAAGCGACTTCAGATGCAGCGTGACCGTCTGGCAGTAATATCCGACAACCCCATTTACGAGAAGTGGTACGTTGAGCCAGAAGACGAGGACTCGTTCTACGTCATGGCAAAGGTACTACTCAGACAGTCAGTCGACTATAAACGATTCGCATAACCCGCTCCGGCGGGTTTTTTATTGTCCGCAGATCCATCCTCTCTTTTTCACCCCTTCTAAAAACCAAATCCTTATCACTTTTTTCTTCAGAAAATAAAAAAATATCGCTTTAACATTCAATGCATTATCGCTTTATAGATTATAAATATCGTTTTGGCGATTGACTCAAATAATCGCTTTAGCTATTGTTAGTCCATCGAAACGAAACATCGACAGCTGAGCGAAGTTAGCCAGCGGCGAAGTGGAGATTCGTTCAGTCGAACGGCGCGACAGTAAACCATGCGTCGGACGCCCGGCGGGCTCAGGGAGAGCGGCAATGGTGCGTAACTGGAATGTTTTGGGCTGGCAGACGGTTATCAGCTAGTTGGTGAGGTAATGGCTCACCAAGGCGACGACGGCCTTCCCCGCTTCATTGTGGGGAGCCAGCACCAAAGCATTTCTCCCGCATCAGCGGGTAACGACAGAGCCAGCCTCAAGCACCGGACGCCGATGCTTGGTGATGGTAATACTGCCATCTCAACCGCACAGGAGACGATGATCCTGTTCTGGTTGGATTGGAAAAGTCTTCTTGGCCCGCCAGCGCGCGGGCATTTTTTTGGAGGTTGCATGTTTGCTACTGATATCTCACTGAAATACGGCACTCATCAGCCAGAGACGATTCTGGAAACAATGCCGATTGAAGAGGCCTCCGAAATCATCAAGGAGAAGCTTCGTGATGAAGTGCGCCAGGAACTCGAGTGCGAGTATGGCGATCGCCTTTATGAGGCTGAAGAAGAGGCATCAAACTGGGAAAGCAGAGCTGATGACTATGAAAGCGATGCGACTTGCCTGGCTAAAGCCATAAGAGAGGCTTTTGAATCTGCCAACTTCGAAGATGCAAAGGTGATCCTCCAGCGAGCGATGCGTGACCACAAAGACTATTTCTGAAGACCCGCCACGGCGGGTTTTTTATCGGCCATACATAGGCAGATTTTCGAGTCTGCCCATTTATGACAACCGGCGGCCATCCACCGCCCATTAGCGCAGAAGTTTTTAGTTCTGACATTCGGGAAAGACCGGGAGAGAAAATGAATTGGTCAAAATACTTTACTTACGATCCAAAGCTCGGCCTGCTGCGATGGAAGCAAAGACCTGCTGATATAGATGACTCAGCAGCAAATATCAGATCGTGGAATAAGCGATACGCAGGCAAGGAAGCTGGAACTACGAGAACCGATGGATATATCGCTGTTGAGATCGTTTTCCTTAAGCGAAAAATAAAGGCCCACAGAATTATATGGGAGATGCACTACGGTCCTATTCCTGACGGACTCGTAATTGACCATATAAACCGTAAGCGATCTGATAACAGGCTTGAAAATCTCCGGGTGGTCACGCGTCGAGATAACTTTCTGAACTCGGAAAGATTCGACGGAAAGCCGCTGCCGCCAATCAAAACAGACGAACACCGTACCTTCAAAAAGCAGAGAACTCACGCCAAAGGCACGAGTAAGTTGAAGGTTAGCCGCCCCAAACCATGGTCAGCAAAGATATGGGTTGATGGCCGCAACGTTTCCCTCGGCTATTACGCGACAGAATCTGAAGCGAGCGCTGCTTATCAAGCGGCAGTCGCCAAGTATCGAAACAACTAACCACCGGCGGCGCGGCCTTAAGCGCGGAGATGATTATGAGCAAAGAAAATCATGGCGGACCAGCTTTTCCACACATAAGAAAGCCGGTAGCCCCAGGCGTGGAAGAGGTTATTACCAGTGGTGGTATGTCGCTACGCGACTACTTCGCGGCTAAGGCTATGCAGTCCATCGTATCAAGTCCTAAAGAAATGGAATCGCTTATCGACGTTCTTGGTGCAAAAACTGCTTACGCGAAGGTCTCAGAAACAGCATACGTCATCGCTGACGAAATGCTCCGCGCCCGGGAGGCATCATGACAGTCACCCACAACGGCAAGCAGTACACCTCCAAAAAGCTTAACGATAACGAGTGGCAGCTGACGTCGGTATCGGCACCGCGCGACAAGCTGACGCTTAACCGCTGGCAGATGCATATCGCTGGCCTCCTGGAACAGGTTGAGGTGAAGGTATGATTGGAATGCACTACGGCACCGCATCAGTGCCACGTAGCGAGGTTTTACCGGGCACAATGCTGCAACACCACGGTAAAACTTATCGCGCCTCTGCGAACGTTGAGAAAGGCCTGTACGCCTTCAACATCTTCGAAAAAACCATCATCAAAAGTGACTCCGTTGTTGTGCTGCTGAATGAACGCGGCGAGCCGATGGTTCACTGATACCAACCAACCTATTCAACCGATCGGCCTGGCATTACGCGGGCGGGATCTGCACATCCAAATTTCAGGAGTTCAGTCATGAACGCATACCTCACTTACGACCGCATCGAAGATCGGCGCTGGGTTGAACAGCAGCTCACCGACGAGAAAGAGAAGTGGATCGACGACCGGGCGCAGCAAATCATCGACATGATGCCAAAAGAACCGTCCGGCCTCTTCCACTTCTCAGTACCGATCGACTCCAGCCCATACGAAGGACTTCGCAGCGATAAAGCTGGCGAGGCCTACAACGATTTCATTTCGGCAGTTGCTTACGCCCAGGCGGAATACGACTGGGAACACCGTACCGGCTGCCCGTTTTAATTTTTGAGGGGATTAACGATGGCAAACGAATTAACAATCACGGCGAGTGCGCTGGCGGAAAAAGGTATCGACGTCGCTACCTGGAGCGCGCTGAAGAACAGTATCTACCCTGGCGCCAAAGACGAATCGGTAATGATGGCGCTCGATTACTGCCGTGCCCGCCAGTTGGATCCGTTGCTGAAGCCTGTTCACCTCGTGCCGATGAGCGTCAAAGACTCAAGAACGGGTAAAAGCGAATGGCGCGACGTGGTCATGCCGGGCATCGGGCTTTACCGCATTCAGGCGGACCGCTCAGGCGATTATGCCGGTGCCCGCGAACCAGAGTTCGGTCCAGACACGACGCATACGCTTTCTGGTGTCGAGGTAACCTTCCCTCAGTGGTGCAAATACACCGTCTACAAGCGCATGCCTAGCGGAGAGATCGTCGAGTTCAGCGCCAAAGAATACTGGATTGAAAACTACGCCACCGGCGGACGCGACACCACGGCGCCGAACGCGATGTGGAAAAAGCGCCCATACGGCCAGCTGGCTAAATGCGCAGAAGCCCAGGCGTTGCGTAAGGCATGGCCTGAGATTGGACAGCAGCCTACCGCCGAAGAAATGGAAGGAAAATCACTGGATGTTGATATCCGTGACGTCACTCCCCGCAGCACAACAGAATCACTTCCACCAGCAGCAAGCGAAGAAACGCTCCAGGCGATCACCGATCTCTTAACAGCCCTGGATAAAGACTGGGAGAAAGACTTCCTCCCACTGTGCAGCGACATCTTCAAACGGCAAATTCTTGAGGCGTCAGAACTCACTGAAGAAGAGGCGCAGAAAGGGTTTGGCTTCCTTCAGAAAAGGGCTAAGGCGGCGGCATGACACCAGAAATTATCCAATCCCGCACCGGCATTGATGTAACCACTATTCAACAGGGCGATGAGGCGTGGCACAGGCTGCGCCTCGGCGTTATCACCGCCTCTGAAGTGCACAACGTCATCGCCAAGCCAAGATCGGGAAAGAAGTGGACAGACATGAAAATGTCCTACTTCCACACGCTGCTCGCCGAGGTATGCACCGGCGTCGCGCCAGAGGTTAACGCCAAGGCGCTGGCCTGGGGCAAGCAATACGAAGAAGACGCCCGCACCCTCTTCGAGTTCACCACCGACGTGAAAGTCACGGAGTCTCCGATCCTGTTCCGTGACGAGAGCATGCGCACTGCATGCTCCCCTGACGGCCTTTGCAGTAATGATTTCGGCCTCGAATTGAAATGCCCGTTCACATCCCGCGACTTCATGAAATTTCGCCTTGGCGGTTTCGAAGCCATCAAGTCTGCGTACATGGCCCAGGTGCAGTACAGCATGTGGGTTACCGGAAAAGACGCCTGGTTCTTTGCAAACTACGACCCGCGCATGAAGCGCGAAGGCATTCACCACGTCGTCGTTGAGCGGGATCCGAAGTACATGTCCGACTTCAACGAAATGGTGCCGGAGTTCATCGAGAAGATGGACGTGTCGCTGGCGGAGATCGGCTTCACATTCGGGGAACAGTGGAAATGAAACGCACACCCTTCTATCGCAGGCCCGGGCGAACCGGGCAATTCTCTGGCCTCCGTGAGCGCGTTATCTGGATGATTCAGACGCGCGGCCGCCCGGTCACCGGTAGCGAAATAGCCGAGAAGTTTGGCGTAACGCTCATTGAGTTTAACCGGGTCGCCAACGGGATCACCCGCGGCTCCGGACAGATAGCGCAGATCGTTGAGTCGGAAAAATGGATCAACGAGGACGGCATCTGCGACCGGAAATTTAGCTTGGCCAGCAAGCCAAAGGTCGTAACGCCGCAAGGCAAATCACGGCTGTTCACCCGGCGCGCCATAGAGCAATCGCAAGAAGGCAGACGGCAGGAGTGCATTGCGCGTGCCGCACGCCGTCGCCGCCTGATTGCTCAGGGCCTCTACATCGACGAAATGGAGTCCATCCTATGACTCACGCTCACGACGACATCAGGGTTGGCAAACTATGGCTTCCCTTCATTGGTAACGGCTGGCTAATGCCATGGGGTGAAGTGGTCAGCAATCCATTAAAGGCGCAGCGGCTCGCTGAGGAATATCGGGAAAGGCAGGAGGCGGCATGAGATACGGAAGCGTGTGCAGCGGCATCGAAGCTGCCAGTAAAGCGTGGGAACCTCTCGGCTGGAAACCTGCCTGGTTCTCTGAAATCGAACCATTCCCATCCTCAGTACTCGCCCATCACTGGCCGGAAGTAACCAACCTCGGCGACATGACCAAAATCGCCGATGCGGTCCGCGCTGGTGATGTCGAAGCGCCTGATGTTCTGGTCGGTGGTACGCCCTGCCAGGCATTCAGCATCGCCGGCTTACGCGAAGGCCTGTCTGACGACCGCGGGCAATTAACTCTTTCTTACGTGGAATTAGCCAATGCAATCGACACAAAGCGCCGCGAACGCGGTGAACCAGAAGCAATTATCGTCTGGGAAAACGTCCCCGGCGTGCTCAGCAGCAAAGACAATGCCTTCGGGTGCTTTCTGGCAGGGCTTGCCGGAGAAAGCAGTGAGTTGCAGCCAGCAGGGGGAAAATGGACGCACGCAGGTTGTGTGTCTGGACCAGAAAGGGTTATCGCCTGGCGCGTCCTTGATGCTCAATTTTTCGGAGTGGCCCAACGACGCCGCCGTGTGTTCGTTGTCGCAAGTGCTCGAAAAGGATTCGATCCCGCAGCGGTACTTTTTGAGCTCGACAGCGTGCGCCGGGATTATGCGCCGCGCCGAGAAACGCAAAAGGCTGTTGCCGCCCTTACTGCACGAGGCGTTGGAACGTGTGGCGCAGACGACAACCAGGCACAAGCTGGACACCTGATTGCTTTTGGCGGTGGCAATACTGCCGGTCATATTGATGTGGCGACCGCCTGCACCGCGCATGGAATCAGGTTGGATTTTGATACTGAGACTTTCGCAGTGCACGGCACGCAGGATCCAGATACCAATTGCGAACTGGCGCACACACTTGGCCGCAACAACGGACAAGAAAACGCCTGCATCGCATTTAGCTACAAAGACAGTGGAGCTGATGCGACGTCGGATCTATCGCCAACGATTCGCGCAGGAAACCACGATAAAAGCCATGCTAACAGCGGACAGCCTCCAGCTATTGCGTATGCATTCAAGGCCGGACAGGGTTCTAAAGCGGGTGGCATTGGTTATGCGGAAGAGCAATCACCGACATTAACAAGCGCCAGCAGCGGAACCAATCTTGCACCAGCGGTAATGCATGGCGTGGCAGTTCGACGACTTACGCCGATTGAGTGCGAGCGCCTTCAGGGTTTTCCTGATAATCACACTCTGATCGGCTGGCGCGGGAAGGATGCTGTCGAATGCCCGGACTGGCCACGCTATAAAGCCATCGGCAATAGCATGGCGGTGCCGGTAATGCGATGGATCGGTGAGCGTATCGCCGCTGCGCTTCCAATCGAGAAGACGAATGGTGATTATGGCGGAAGTAAAACCCCGCTCGACCAACGCGATCTCTGGCGTACTCCACCAGCCCTCTTCGTTTCCCTTGATGCTGAGTTCCACTTCCAGCTGGATGCCGCAGCAGCGCCGTATAACGCGCTGTGCAGGAAGTTCATCACCGCCGAGCAGAACACTCTGGAAACGCCATGGGCTGATTACCTGAATGTGCCTGGCTACGTCTGGCTGAACCCGCCATACAGCGACATCATGCCGTTCGTGAAGAAGGCTGCCGCCGAGAGCGCCAATCAGATCGGCACGGTCATGCTGGTTCCGGCAGACACTTCGGTTGGATGGTTCAAGGAGGCAATCCAGACCGCCAGTGAGGTTCGTCTCATCACCGCCGGGCGGCTTGCATTTATCAACCCGGTCACCGGTAAGCCGGTCAGTGGCAATAGCAAAGGATCCATCCTGATAATTTGGCGGCCATACCCCCGCACGCATTGTGAGTTCACTACGGTTGAGCGAGATGTGTTGATGGAGTTTGGTACAAAGCTACTAGCTAGGCGGGAGGCTGCATGACCGAAGGTATTGATCAGCTTATTTATAACGACGAGTTTCCCGGGCTTGCGTACAACAAATTTACCGGCCAGTTCTTTGGAAGAAAAAGTGGAAACCCGATCGGCAGGATGCACAACAAGGGTTACTGGCGAATAGCTTGCGGCAAGAAGTGCTATCTAGCCCATCGGCTGGCTTGGTTCTTCTGTTATGGGGTTTGGCCCAAAGAGATTGACCATATCGACAATAACAAGCTCAACAACTCCATCGGCAACCTACGTGAAGTCACCCACCAACTTAATCAATTAAATATGCCACTGCGCAGTAATAACACGAGCGGTGTGAAAGGGGTTAATTGGGATAAGCATCGTAAGCGGTGGCGCGCCAGGGTGATTATTAACGGCAAGTATTTCACTGCCGGACACTTCAAGGAAATTGCAGATGCCGAGGTGGCAATCAGGGCACTCCGCGAGCAAGTCCATGGAGAATTTGCAAATCATGGGGGCAAGTCATGACATCTGAAACAGACAACGCAATTCTCGCCGCCTGCCGCCGCTGCACCGAGGAAATCCAGCAGGCCATGCGCAAGAAGCCAAAGCCTAACTGGAACGAAACGGTGCCTCCCATCATCAACAAGCATCACAAGAAAATTGAAGCTCTTGGAGTTAGCCTCCTGGAGTTCGTCGTATACACAGGGCGGCTTAATCGCCGCTTCGGAGTTGAATCGTGACCAAATACGCGAAACTGGATAGCGAAGTGTTAAGCGCTATCGGTGCTCAGCCTACCTCGTTTTCTGAACTATTTAGCCCTTCCGTCAGACAGGAGTGCCTCGTCATTGCTGAAGCAGAAGGAAAGCACCCGATGGACGTATTCCGCATCCTTGACCGCCGCCTCCAGTCACTCAGGAAGCTTGGCGTCATCCAGCACGTCAAAGGCAAGGGGTGGATACAGCCATGAAATCGCAAATCACCAGGTCGCTAAAGCGGCCTTTTTTATTGCTGGCGTTCACCTTCAACCGAATTAACCGACAGTTCCGGGAGCATTGACCATGGCCGATATCATCGACACAGCATCAGAGATTGAAGAGCTTCAGCGTAACGCGGCCCTTTCCGCTCATCGCCTCAACCGTAACGCCGTATCAGCCGAACATTGCGCGGAGTGCCAATCTGTCATTGAACTGAAGAATAAGCAGAGGGGGATATGATGGATTACAGCAAGTTGACTGACAAAGATATTAACGTCCTTGTTGGTGGCGCTCAGGGCTTCGCAAACAAAATAGCTGCCCAAAACGGCCTGAGAGACTACTGCAACAACCCGGCGGATGCTTGGCCGATTATCACCGCAAATAAAATCAGCATTTACGCAATGAGCGAAGCGGACAAAAGAGGCGGTTGGGGGGCCGAGGCTTTTCATCCCAACGATGCATATAGCTTTAACGATAACCCACTTCGTGCCGCAATGATTGTCTTCCTCATGATGCAGGAGTCAGCCAATGTTCCAGCTAATTCAACGGGGTCAGATTTACGCTGACCAGCACGGTTGGCCCGTCATAATCCACAGTTGCACGTCACAGATAGTCCGCTACTGGCGACAGGGCCGTATCAACACCGCTTCAATCGACCGCTTTAATAACGATTTCGAACACCTCGATCACCGTGAGGCGACGCACATACGCGCCGAACTGGAGACGAGCGAGCACATTAAATCGCTGCGTGCCCAGCGTGCGGCATGAGGAGAGAGCGTGAAACCTTACGAATCGAAGAAATCACAGTTCACCAGAAACCTGATCCGGCGGCGCCACGCTGAATGGTCAGAAAAGACCTTCGGCAATGTCGGCCCCATCGGACCGCTGAAGCACCTTTCGAAAGAGGCGCTGGAAGCTGCCGCCGATCCTAGCGACCTCAGCGAGTGGGCTGATATGCAGTTCCTGCTTTGGGACGCGCAGCGGCGCGCCGGTATCACCGATGAGCAAATCACCGCGGCGCTGGAAGAAAAACTAAAGGTGAACATGACCCGCCACTGGCCGGAACCGAAAGACGGTGAGCCGCGTCTTCACATCAAACCATGACGCAACTGATAGCCAGTTATGAGCTGGCTATTGGGTGCGAAAGCACCACCTCGTGATCCCTTTTGCCCGGCCCGCGCCGGGTTCTTTTTTTCCTGGAGACACCCATGAGCGAAATGACCTTAATCGTTCCCAACGACTGGGTAACCGAAGAAAAGCTCGTCGAGATTACCGGCCTTCGCCCGGGCACTATCGAGCGGGCCCGCAAAAAATGCTGGATGGTAGGAAGGGAATACCTTCACGTCTCACCGGACGGCGTGCCGAAGAAAAACAGCGAATGCATGTACAACCGAAAGGCTGTCGACCAGTGGGTTGAGAGCATGTCAAAGAAACAGCCGGGTGCGCGCCAATGAAGATCCGTTTATGCTTAGCGGGCTCTTGGACGTCAGGAGGGAGTAATGGCTAAGTCAGCATACCCAACAGGCGTGGAAAACCATGGCGGGACGCTCCGCATATGGTTCATCTATAAAGGCAGCCGGGTGCGTGAAAGCCTCGGCGTGCCGGATACACCAAAAAACAGAAAGGTCGCTGGCGAGCTGCGCGCGTCGGTGTGCTTTTCGATTAAGACCGGCAACTTCAACTATGCCGCCCAGTTCCCGGACTCACCGAACCTGAAGAAATTCGGGGTTGAGAGTAAGGAGATCACTGTCTTAGAGCTGGCAAATAAGTGGTCAGATCTAAAGCGAATGGAGATCAGCTCAAATACGATGAGCAGGTATGAATCCATTATTAAAAACATGCTGCCGCGCATCGGAGAAAATAACCTCGTTTCGTCTGTCACAACTGAGGATTTGCTGTATGTCAGAAAGGAGTTGTTGACCGGTTTTCATGTGATGAAGAAGGACCACCGTCAGCAGGTAAAAGGAAGAAAGTCATCCACGGTCAATAATTACATGATGCTCATGGCTGAGGTTTTCCAGTTCGGCGCTGATAATGGCTACACAAAAGAAAACCCGTTTAGGGGAATTAACCGCCTCAAGAGGGCAAAGGGAGAACCAGACCCACTGTCTACAGATGAGTTCATTCGGTTTATTCGGGCGTGTGGCCACCAGCAGATGCAAAACCTCTGGTCACTGGCAGTATATACCGGCATGAGGCACGGGGAATTATGCGGGCTGGCGTGGGAGGATATTGATCTGCATGCGGGCACTATCACCGTGAAACGCAATCTGACCCAAACGGATGAGTTCACGCTGCCAAAAACTGATGCTGGTACTGACAGGGTTATCTATCTTATTCAGCCAGCTATCGATGCACTGAAGAGTCAGGCGCATCTTACCCGGCTTGGTCGGCAGTACGAGATAGAGGTAAAACTGCGGGAGTATGGACAGTCAGTTATGCATCCGTGCACATTCGTTTTCAGCCCACAATGCGTCAAACGGGGTCCGCGAAGAGGTTATCACTACGCGGTGAATTCTATTAACAAAATCTGGGCTCCAATTATCAAACGCGCAGGCATACGCTACCGGAACGCATACCAGTCAAGACACACTTACGCTTGCTGGTCATTGTCTGCTGGGGCCAACCCAAACTTCATAGCCACGCAAATGGGCCATACGGATGCGCAGATGGTTTATAAGGTTTACGGAAAGTGGATGTCGGAGAAAAGTGCTGAGCAGGTGTCTATTTTGAACCAGGCTCTTTCGCTATTTGCCCCACCCATGCCCCAGACCGTCACACGGGCTGGATAAAAATAATAAATATCAGATGATTAGTAGCGTTACTGCTACATATTTATAACACGGGGCACGAAATGCTCTCGACCATAAAGTGTGCTTATGTTGTGATCGGGGTTCAATAAATCACTAAACAGGGTATACTCCGGAGTTGTTTATTGTACTAAACGCTCCCGTGAGAGGATGCTACAGCGCACCTATGACTCAATTCGCTTCTCCGGTTCTGCATACGTTGCTGGATACCGACGCGTACAAGCTGCATATGCAGCAAGCCGTGTTTCACCACTATCATGATGTCCATGTTGCGGCGGAATTTCGCTGCCGGGGTGACGACTTGCTGGGTATCTACGCAGATTCCATTCGTGAACAGGTCGAGGCCATGCAGCATCTGGCGCTCACCGATGACGAATATCAGTGGCTTTCAGGCCTGCCTTTCTTCAAAGCGGACTATCTTAACTGGCTGCGTGAGTTCCGCTATAAGCCGGAACAGGTCACCGTCACCAATGATAACGGCAAGCTGGACATTCGTCTGACCGGCCCGTGGCGCGAGGTGATCATGTGGGAAGTGCCGCTTCTGGCCGTGATCAGCGAGCTGGCCCACCGCTATCGCTCCCCTGAAACCGGTGTGACGCAGGCGGTCGCCGCTCTGGAGAATAAACTCGTTGAGTTTTCCAGACTGACCGAAGGGCTGGATATGTCCCGCTTCCGTCTGATGGACTTTGGCACGCGCCGCCGCTTCTCTCGCGAGGTTCAGGAAGCCATTGTCAGACGTCTGCAACAGGAGCCGTGGTTCGTTGGCACCAGTAACTACGATCTGGCACGTCGCCTTGATTTAACGCCGATGGGCACCCAGGCGCACGAATGGTTCCAGGCGCACCAGCAGATCAGCCCTGACCTTGCCAACAGCCAGCGCGCCGCCCTCGCCGCGTGGCTAGAGGAATACCCGGATCGGCTGGGTATTGCCCTTACCGACTGCATTACCATGGACGCATTCCTGCGCGACTTTGGCCCTGAGTTTGCCGAACGCTACCAGGGGTTACGCCATGATTCCGGGGACCCGGTTGAATGGGGTGAGAAAGCCATCGCCCATTACGAAAAGCTGGGTATCGACCCAATGAGTAAGGTGCTGGTCTTCTCCGATAACCTTGACCTGGCAAAAGCCGTCGACCTTTATCGCCATTTCTCATCGCGGGTGAACCTGAGTTTCGGGATTGGTACGCGGTTAACCTGTGATATCCCTCAGGTGAAACCGCTGAACATCGTCATAAAACTGGTGGAATGTAACGGTAAGCCGGTCGCGAAGCTCTCCGACAGCCCTGGCAAAACCATCTGCCATGACAAAGCGTTTGTCCGCGCATTACGTAAAGCCTTCGATCTGCCTCAGGTTAAAAAAGCCAGTTAA